AGGCTTCATAAAGGTCTACGCTGTCATCAATAGAACGATGTTCGTTCATTGTCTTACCAGCCTTACCGAAGAATAAACCACCCTTAGCAACGTTAGTCAGCCACTCTTTAGAGAACTTACCACCAGTCATCAATACCATTGCGTTGATAGGGCCGTTGGTAACACCATCTGCTTCCACATACAGTGGAGTATTAAATGCTGATTTGTCCTCTGCATTCAAATAACGGGCATACTCCATCAGAGCCATGAGAGCTACGAAGGACTTATCACCACCAAGTGCATTGTTCAGAATTTCAACGGAGTTATCTGGCAAGGAACCAGTCTTGTTGAAATAAACCATCATATCTACAGCAGGCTTCAGATTACCTTCCAGAGCAGCAGTCAGCTTCTGTGCCATAGCATCCCGGCTCATATTATGAACCTTGATACCAAGTGCTTGAGCCAGACCTAACTGGAATGCAGAGAAGTCAGCAGAGTTCTGGGAGGATAAATCCAGAGTAGCTTTAGTAGGCAGAATAGCCTCACGAACCAGTTTAGCTGATTGTGGGTTGTATTTACCCAGCATCTGCATACGTCCAACACGTGTCATGTTGTAACCGTAGTGGATTGGTACTTCTGAGATATTCTCAGATTGAGCACGAACCTGATTAATGACATTCATCAAGTGGTCATAGGATGCAGCTACGGAAAGGTTTTTACCTTCCATAGAACGAGCAGTATTTACGTTAAGCAGTTCAGGATTAACGGTACCAGCACCTAACAGTGCAAGGATGTTGTCACGACCCATGGCCTCATAGAAGTTAACCATTGGCTCATGCACGAAGAACTCAGCCTCTTGTTCTGCTTTAAGTGCCTTACGCTGTTCCGGTGTATTCTGTACAGCTGGGTTACGTAATTGGTTACGTGGTACAGCAGGTACATCATCACCGAAGTAAATCTTCTCTTCTGGCTCAACCAGTACAGCTTCCTCAATAGCAGTAGGGAACTTATTGATTGGGTCAGCTTCATCCAATTGAGAGATAGAGTACAGACCAACAGTTTTATTGTTGTCCGGGTCAAACTCATTCATGTTGATGATGGTTTCTGTAACGTCACCAGACTCAACAAAAGCAGCCAGCATTTCAGCAGCCATAGCAGCAGGAATACCCTTGGTGTAACCCAGTGGTGCATTAGGGTTACGCCCTAATCCCCAGTAAGACTCAATCTTTTGAGCCAAGGAGTTAGTAGCTTCAACCAGGGTCATACCATTCTCAAAGGTTTCAACGAGGCCATCTGGTAACAGAGCCTGGTCCATACCGGTAATAGCAGCTACGTCTTTAGCATCTTTGATAGCAGAGTTCTGTACAGCAGTGAGTCGCCATTGCAGACCAGCAAGTACAGCAGTCTGTAATAGTTCTTCGTTGTATTTGAAGGTATCGCCATCTTGCTCAACGATGTTAAGCAGCTTACCACCTACCCAACGATTAGCTTCTGTACCTTCAGCAAAACGTTTACCAACGTTCTTGTTAGAGAGGAACTTCTCCATACGATTACGCAGTAAATCAGCAATACCCTCACCATGTTTCATCAGGTCACTGTAGCGTTTAGCCACATCACTAGTGAATGCCGGATTAGCTTCGTCTTGATTTACGTATACTTCGTAACGGGCACGTGAAGACAGTGCTTTAGTCAAGTCACTCAGTGGGGACTCAGAGCCTACGGTACGAGACTTAGGTTCTGCTGGTACGTTGAAAGACTTAACAAAGTAGTTGGTAACCTTCTCTGAGGAATACAGATTAGGGTACACAGCAGCAGTACCTTCTTTATTTTCAGTAGGTTGAGTGGTGGTATCCTCATTAGTGAGGGTAGCATCCGATTCAGCAGCTTCTACCTTTTCAGGTGTAGTCTTAGTTACTTTCTCTTCTTGTACGCTAACCTCTTTAACAGGAATAGTATTTTCTACCACTGGTTCTGTTACAGTAGGTTTGGTCTCCTGAGTTTGTGCAGGAGATTCTTTAACCTGATTCACTGGTTGGGCAGTCTGTTGAGATGAGGCAGCGTCACGATTGCTTTGACGGAAAGCCTTAACCACCTGAGCAGCTGTATCGTTCAGACGTGAATCCAAAGAGGTAACTTCGATATGAGGAACTTTCAGCTCCGGGTAAGCCGAGGCGAGAGCATTGGCAATATCGCCTACGGTTTTAGCTTCAAGCCCTACCTGTTGGGCAAACTTAACAGACTTGGTATCGTAGGGATTGACACCAAGACCGGTACGACTACGAACCCATTCACGGGAAGGCGTGAGAGCCTGGTAATGGACAGACTTATTCTTATCCGCATTCCCAGAAACAAGATGCTCGTTCAACGCTCCAACCTTGTTGCTCATGTGCTGGGCGAATTGCATAAAGTCGTTGAGGTAAGCGGCGGCGAGGTCGAGGTTACCAGAGTTATACGCAGACCGAATACGCTGGGCATGTTGCAGCGCAGAGTACTGACCTTCCTCCGTTCTACTCTCATCGGTTTTAATCTGCTTACCCACAATGTCTTGAGGGCGAAGACCTAAGCGTTCAGCTTCGGTATCGAATTCACGAGCACCCTTCAAGAGGGCAGCAGCAGTAGTTAATGCAGCCCTCTGACGATTATTCAGCTGAATACGTCCTTCACTTGCATGTTTAAGAACCATGTCCACTGATTCAGGGGAAAGCTTTTCTGGAGCAACCTGTGCAGCCATTGCTACATTATTAACTTCCTGCTGAGTAGGATTCTCACTAACTTCTAGTTTGCCTTGTTCTGCTGCCTCAGTAACCATACGATTAATAGCACGGAAAGCACGAGCAACCTTTGGAGTGTTCTGAATGTTAGCGATAAGACCAGAATACTGGTCAAGTACAGTATTAGCTGGTGAGTCGCTAGGTAGGTTATTCAGAGCAGCCGGGTCACGGTTTACAAACTCCTCAAAGCCCATAACCCCATCATACAGATAAGAGGCAGCAGTCATCAGTGCCTGTGGGTCAGTCTCTTCAGTAGAGTTCACCAGGTCTGCTAACTTCTGAATAGCTTCTACACGGTTAGTAGAACCAGAAACAGCAGCTTTAACAGCATCTGGTGCATCAGCATATTCAGCTTCGTCGAAACGAGTAGCATTAACCAGGTCAGAAGCATAACGATAAGCAGCTTCTTTCTGTTCCGGAGTAGCATCAGTTTCGTTAACAGCAGTGTACAGAGTCTCCTCTGCATTAGCAGCCTGTGCTGTAGCTTCCTGAGCAGCAGCCTGAACGGTTTCGTCAGCTACAGGGGATGCTTGTTCATTCTGTTGCATAACTCGTTCACCACGAGCTACCAGAGCGTCACGCAGTGGTTTAGTAGCAGCAGCCCCAACATCACCTACAGCACGCAAACCAGCCATAGTAGTACGAATGGCAGGAGACAGAGCAGCACCCACAGCCTTACCAGCAGCACCAGGAGCTTGAACAACCCCAGCAGCACCAAAGCCATAGAGAGCACCCAAACCAAGTTGTTCACCAACACCTTTAGCCAGGTCTTGGTTTTTATCGATGTTACGTTTCTGTGCGACGTTTTGAGACAGTTGACCAGTGGCACCTTGAATACCCTCTTCAATAGTCTCACGACCCATATTGCTAACTGCTGAACCAAGGGAACCTACACGCATTGGAGCAGCCTCAAAGCGAGACACCAATGGACCAGTGGCAGCAGCAATAGGGAATTGCATAGCAGCAGCATCAATACCAGTTTCAGATGCAGTTTGACGACGTGCTTCATCAGGAGACATGCCATCAGCAATATGCTGTTGATATACAGGGGACTTAGTCAGAAGTTCTTCATGAGGCATTTTAAGGATGTCACTAGCAGTCTGTTGGTATACACCACCAGCTTCCATTGCACCAATGCCAAGCATACCTGGTGCAACACGACCTGCCCTATCCAAAGCAGCTACACCAATACGAGCCAGTGAGTTAGTACCACTAGCCGCATCGATTGCAGCAGCTACACGAGCACCTTGTACAGCACGAGTACCGGTGACTACTTTACCAAGTGCATTGATGCCTTTAATAATTGGACCAGCAGCGAACAGAGAACCTACACCTTCGGCCAGACCATCGGTTAAGGCAGTACCGTCTTGCATGACATTACCAACGGAATCCAGTGCATCACGACCAACACGAGATAATGCAGCAATGGTAGGGTTAGTACCATCCTTAATGTCTTGCTTATACTGGTTCTCGTTTTCCAGTGCAGTAATCTGACCTTGGGAAGCAACAACCTTACGACGAGCATTCAAAGCATCACTCTGTGTAGAGTGTACCCAATCACCCAGATTACCTAATTGTTCGGATGCCCAAGCACCAGCATTATCGTTGACCAAGCCTGCCCCAAGAGCAGCAATGCCCCCAAGGGTATTAGCAAGACCAAGACCAACACCAGAAGCAGTGTCAATGGCTCCACGCCCCGGAGTACGTTCAATAGTCTTATCACGGTATACCTGGTCAGCAGCATTAGCCCTCTGATTAATAAGTTGAGTACCTTGCTCAATACCATACTTATTAATGAGTTCTAACGGGGAAAGGTTAGTAAAGTCGGATGCAATAGAACCTTGCTCAAAGGCACCAGTTCCTAGATTTCCAACACGTCCAGCCTGAAGCTGGTAGGCGTTATCTTGGGAGATAGGAGTAGGGATGACACCTTGCTCTGCCTTCTTCTGGTCGGTTGCAGTAGAGACGCTAACTTGCTTGGCATTGGTTACGCTGTCTGCAAACCCAGCCAGTCTGTCAAATGTTGACATGGTAGGTTTCCTATTCAAACTTATATCTATTAGAGAACACACTATATACAAAGTGTGGGTGAGAAAAAAGCCCCGAAGGGCTTTTGTTAGTATGGGGTAATTTAGCGAGTTTGCATATAGCCAGGAATCTGGTTGGCCTGCCGCAAATAGCGTTCTGCCCTTGAATCATTCTCCCGTTTTACAGCCCGGTCAGTAGTAGCCTGAGACTGGAATGTACGTGGAGCCAGGTTCTGTGGGTCAGCCGTTACTTGCTGCTGTGCTGCTTGAAGCATCATTTGTGCACGTTCCACAGCAGCTTGGCGAGAAGGTAACAGAGCAGTCAGTGCAGTTTGACCCGTACTGATTTTGTTCTGTGTATTCTGCAATTGAGCCAATGCAGCATCGTAAGCTTGCTGTGCAGCTTGTACGTTCTGAGCAGCCTGAGCTGTAGACAGGTTACGTACAGATTGCTCCAGTGGTTCCCCACGTTGCAGTGCACCAACCATTTGGTCAACAGCATCATCATTAAGACGAGTACCATTACCAGCTTCATTGGAGATGAACGGGTTAAGTCCTTGCAGCCCACGCCAAATCATATTCTCAGGTACGTTAGTCTGTGCACGCTGCATAACAGTTGCAGCCATAGCAGGTGAAACACCAGCACGTTGTGCAATCTCGTTAACACGAGCCAGAACCCAGTTACGGTCAGCACCCTTGAAGTCATTCTCAAGCAGGCGGTTAACGACCTCACCAGGAGTAGCAGTATCACCCAGAGTACGGAGATAATCCGGTACGTTACCCACTGCGTTGTTTTCCATCAAACGAGTACCAATCATACCAGTAGCAAGGTTACTCACTGCCTGATTACCCTGTGCAGCTTGCTGTAATGCAAGAGGATTTGCACCCACTTCAGCTTGTGCAATAAGACCCTTCATCTCATTCCAGGTTCTGTTCTTATAAGCACCTACAGTGGAGTCTGGTAAAGCAGCCCAAGTATCTTTAAGGTTACCGTTCTTACGGGCATTAAAGATAGCCTCACCAATCTTGTCCTGGTTCTCAGGAGATAGTGGCATGTTACGCCAGTTTTCACCCAATACTTTAGGAGCAAAATCTTCGAGGGTAGCTTTATTAATCTGGTAAGCACCAACAGGGGAAGCACCCAGAGAGCTAATCATATTCGCCTGATGGTTGGTTACCTCACCAATACTCATCTGAGTGATTGGTTTGCTTGTACCCTGGAACTGATAGGTCACATCAAACGGACTACCACTACGAGTGCCAGCAGTGCCTGGGGCAGAAGTAACGTTGTTACCATAAGTGCCTGGGTATTGCTGGGCCAGTAACCCCTGGAGTCGAGCTTGAGCCGTTGGTGACAGACTTCTGCTATATGCTTCTGCAAGGATACGAGCATCGTTAGGGTTCTCCGCACCTCGTACAATCTGGGACAATGCACCAATAGCAGCTTGGCTATCTGCATCATCACGCATATTAGTACCGAGGTTGAACAGGTCACGACGTTGACCAATGGCATTACTACCTTGGCTCTGAAGTCGTCCCATAATCTCTTGAACCTGGTCAGCAGGTAGTGAATCCAATGCACCACCGTATTGCTGCTGTGCTTTAGTAATAGTGTTAGGGTCACCACTTTGGTAAGCCAGAGCCAGTTGACGTAAAGCAGGGGAGGCTGCATCACCACGGGCATCTAAGTCTTGCATACGACCAGTACGGTAAGTGTTATAGTCCAAAGCTTGCTGCTGAGTAGCTTGGTTCAGCAGGTTACCTGTACGGTTATCAAGATTTTCCAAAGTATGGTTAGAAATCAAAGAGGGGTCTACCCCCTGAAACAGAGCACCACTTGCCAGAGCATTACGGTACTCAGTAGGGTCTTGGTATTGCAGAGCATTCTGCATTACTTGGTTGCCTACCTCTTGTCTTGCAGCAGTCTGGAAGTTACCCAGTGCATCACTAAGACCAGCAGTAGCATTACCAAGCAGACCACTGAATGAACGAATGCTGTCACCAACTCCAGAGAAGTTAGGTGCATCAACATTTCGCCAAGTAATCTGAGCCATAATTACCCCTTAACGAGTAAGCTTGTTACGTTCAATATAAGCATCTGCCGAAGCAGAATCACGGTTCTCTGCTACAGCACGACTACGAGCACGGTCTTCTAACGCAGTGTTATAAGACTTAATCTGGTTGTTCAGGTTGGTGTTCGCAATGCCTTTAGCAAAGTTAAACTGGTCCTTAGCGAGCTTATTGGATTGGAATGCTCCGTAAAGATTACCCAATGAACCAATAGCACCTAACCCCAACTGAAAGGTAGGGATGTTCATACCCAGCTGGTCAAACAGACCGGTAAGAGGAGTGCTGTTAGAACCTCCAAGGGAACCAGCCAAAGACGTATCAGGTTGGTAGGCCATAGCAGGAGTATTAAACCCCATGTTGCTATTACCATTGTTAGCCCACTGGAAGGCACCAACTGAAGGTTGCGTATTGCCAGTTAAGAAGCTTAAATCCATCAGGACTTACCTCACGTTAAATCAATATTAGTGGTTATATCTGCAAAGTTAGTAATCATATCCATGGACATACTTGCGATATCTGAACCAGTCATGAGAGTGCGGTTAGTGAAGCAATCAAGTGACTCAATCCCAATGAAGGAGAGTGGGTCGATTATGCCGGAACCATCAGTACCAAACATTTCCTGGTACTTACTCTGAATAGCTTTAGAGTCAGTATTGTACTGCTGTAACACTTCCTCTGTCTTACGAATAGTATCAGCAGTACTTGCATTAATATACTGACTAATACCGTTACCTACCGATGAGGTGAGCATAGTTAAGTTCTGGGCATTAGCCATGTTAGCAATCATCGTGGACATAGAGGTACCGGTAGAAAGTGCAGTACCTACGTTCATTGCTACAAATGAAGCAATAGCAGTAACGATAAGGCCAAGTTTATCACCGAACAATGCAGTAGAAACTTTGCCAATAATGGACATAACAATCATAGCAGCTACTGCATTAGCAATAGCTCCTACGATAATGGCAGCAATACCAGCAAAGCCTAATGCAGCACCAACTGAACCATATGCACCGAGAATACCCGCACCGGCTGCTGCACCAGTACCCATAGAGACAACTGAGATAACAATGGCTACAACAATAACTGCTATCTTAAATGCCCCTGTTTGATACCACTTCTGCTTAACCTTCTTATAGCTGTTAAGCACTAAATAAGTACAAGCAGTAGACAACTGAGTACTACGAACCAGTGACATTGAACGGTAGATATTAGTATGCAGTGGAATAAGGAATCCTGACTCATCTGCATCATCCAGGGCTTCCTTAGCAGTAGAATCAACACTCTTATCCTTGTAGACCATATTACGGTGACGTAGTCCGTATACGGTTAATTTTTTATACGTACCACTGCCAGTCTGCCAGAGCATCTCAAATGCAGGCATAGTCTTAGAGCTGGTATACTCAACCAGGTCACCCTGAGTATTAGTACGGTAGGACTTACGAGTTAGGGTAATAGTCTCACCCATCTGAGTTTTGAGTTCGCCTTTCTTAGCACCCTCCCATGCAGAACCAGTATGACTAGTTTCAAAGATGTAGTTCCACTCTACAGTCATATCAAACTTGTAACCTTTGGTACTACGTACTCTGTATTCCCTTTTTGGGATAACAGGATACTCAGGTGGATTTGGTGGAGTACTGATAATTACAGCACCACTGGTGTTATCTGCCCACCATTGCGAATACTCTTCTGCGTCCATATTAGCCAACTCATACGCCTGTATGATTGACTCCATAGTTGGATAATTTGGGTCGGCTGGGAAAGCTTCAGCAGCCATCTCAAAGAAACGGAATATGTACTCTTTAGCTGTATCTTCCGGGGTATTGAGTGCACAACCAAAAGCACCATAGATGTACTGAATATCATCAATGTCATCGTTGTCTTTAAGCGTATCAAGTACCTTATTAAGCTTGCCCCCAGTAGCCTTACGCAAAGCAGTTTTACAGAGTGGATACATATCCTCATCCTGGTCTATCCAGGTCTTATCTGACCTCATTGGAATGAATGGGTAAAACCTGCTGTCATCAGAGTAAGTATTAAATAACGAGTCCAGTTCAGCATTACCATCACCCTCTTTGTAGACAAAGAGGTGTGGTTCACCAGCAGCATCAGTAATGGTTTTGGTTGATACAGTCTGGGACGTGTACTCAATATCTATGTACTCACCGGTAGTAGTCGTAACTCGTGTTTCAATAACACCGCCACCAAGGTCAATCTCCTCAGTGACTACATTGGTACCACTCTTCTTGGTTCCAAGTTTAGTGTGGGTCATAACCCGGTTATCTATGATTACCTGAGCAGTAGTAAGAGACAGGTTGTAGCCTCGCTTATAAACCTTAATGTAATCATTCCAGGTTTGGGTATCAGTATCTGTTGTAGTGGTTTCCTCATCAGGTCTTCCATCTGAAAAGCTAGAATGCACCACTACAGTAGTGTTAAGGGTTTCACTTCTTGGAGTGAAATCCTCTGACACAGTAGACCAGAAAAAAGTAGAAGGTAACTCGCTTTCACTACTAAAAGTAAGCAAGGGGCCGACTACAGGAGGGTCTTCTTTAGGGTCAGAGTAGTAGGTGTAGTCTACGTATAGATAACGAGAACCTTGTTCAAAATTGACAGGGGTAAACTGAATAGTAGAACCACCCTCCTGAGATTCCATAGTGATAACGCCGGTCTCATCATCAATATCAATTTCAAACTGTTCATCAATACGGGTTGGTGCATTTTCATAGATGTACTGGTCACACCATTCCTGGAAGTCACCAAACCCAATGTCAGCACTTTGCACGTAGAGTACCTTACCATCCTTGGCAGGTAAGTTACGTTTAACCAGTTCTGGGTCAATCTTAGCGAGAGTGTTCAGCGTAGGGCTAGTAAGTCCAATGTGCTCATCAAAGTGGTTCTTACTCCAGCTTGAGAACAAACGCATACGAATGCCTGGTCCACTAATGTAGTTATTACTAATAACATCCCCCATAGAGAAGTTACTAGCATTAAGTATCCCACCAATGACAGTAGTTTTCATATAGTTAGGACGATTGTTAATATCCCCTGCCAGATTATAAACAGAGGATGCTACATAGATTTTAGTCTTTCCGCCGAACAGTCCCATACATTATCCCAGGTTGTTATTAGATTTCAGGGTCATAAGAATCGGGTTGATTTGGTCATTGGTGAAACCATCCGGTGGAACTAGACCTTCATCAATAGTCTTCTGAGTAATCCATGCGTCAGTAAAGAGCTTGGCTGCTTTAACCTCAGAGTCACGCTTATAGCTAGTAATCTGCTGGTCATACAGGTCTTTCTGCTTACCAATACTACCCCTAACAGGTAGAGCATCAGAACGGGTTTCCTGAGTCTGAGCACGCTGTACTTCATACTGCTCTTGCAGCAAACGTTCCTGAGCAGGAAGAATATTATCCAGGTTAAACAGTGCAGCACAGTAGTTCTGGCTCTCATTAGAGAGTTTCAGTTTAGTTAAAGCATATTCAGACTTAGTAGTCAGTGCCTGTACCTTAGCAAGTACAAACTGAGCCTTAGCCGTTGCCAAACCAACACGTGCAGTAACTGCCTGAATCTGTGCCAGTGCAGCCTGGAAGTAAGCAGAGTCACGGCCTAACAGGAATTGTACAGCATTGCCCATACATGCCTCTAAAGTAGCAATATAGGCTTTAGTGTACTCACCACCAGTAATTCGGTTCTCTTTAAACTCTGCTTTAAGGTGTTTACTAGCGGATTCCATCAGTGCATCAAATACACCAGAGCCACCCACTTCACGGGTAGTAAGAGATTCGTTAGTAATACGTGGTACTTCTGCAAAGATTGGTGAATCATCACCACCTGGGATATCCCAGTTAGTCATATCAACTTCTGGTAGGGTAAAATCCTCACCAGTAGTAAGAGCTAACAGCAATCGGTTAGCTTCTGTTTCTGCCCCACAAGACATAATCTTTTCCTCTTGGTTCAAATGAAAACGGCCCACGGTATATTACCAATGGGCCGTGTTAGCATCAGCTTATACTTTAATCGTCGTTTAAGCTACCAGCTGCAAGCTGGGCTTGACCCAGTTGCTTCAGCTCCTCTGGGGTCAGAGGAGGCAGAATTTCAATTGCGAATTCACGAACCCATTGTTGCTCTACACGCTCTTTACCATTACGTCCTTTCTTAACGCTAACGTGCAGGAACTTGCGACTCTTCAGCAGTTTGTAGAGGCAGTATGGGATGTGGTAACCATTATCGGTTGCTTCACCATACGGGACGAACTTACGAACAGTACCCATATAATCGTTAGCAACAGTGAGAATTTCACCCGGCAGGTCTTTCTTCTTCGGGTCCAGGTTTTGAATACGTACTCGTACCAATCGAGTATTCTCAAGACGGATACGTTGAGCCATGCTCAGTTTGTCTTCTTGTACGGTAGTAGTAGCCAGTGGGTTTACTTCAGGTTGTTCTTGTTCGGTAATGCCTTCCTGGGCATCTGCCACCTTTTTACGCAGTGCTTCCAATCCGATGTTATTAGAGAATTTGATACCCATCATGGTTGCACGTTGCTTAAGAATGGTCATCTCATCAACTTGTAACTCATCAACGGAATCGTTGCCCTGAACGTTGTCAGTGGTCGGCTTGTCGTTAATGCTCATGTCATGTTTCCTTTGGTTCAATTAAAGGGGGGAGTTACCTCCCCCGTATTTTATTACAGTGGTGCAACAGTCTTAATCAGAGCCAGACGCTCTGGACGTTTAACCAGGATTCCATAGTACCACTTAATGCTGGAGAAGCCAGTTTCGCCGTAAGGGTCGTTACGGTCAGCCGTTTCTTTACCAGGCATTTTGGTCATGACGGTGAACTTAACAGACTTACCATCAGTCTGGAAACCGATAGAGGTAAACGAGTCGTCACCAACTACCAGCATCGGGAACACGTCGTAGCGTTCTGTGCCATTTACAGTGGAGGTACGGTAACCTGGGTTAGCAGAAGTAGCTTCTGCACCAGCACCTGCCCAATGCAGCATCTCAGGAACCTGGATGATACGGAACTTATCAATAGAACCGATTTCACCGTTCATCAGGGTACCAGCATCACCGTAGTGCTGAACTTCGATGAAAGCTTTGTTACCAAACAGGTCTTTCATAGCTTTCAGTTCAGGTACCAGTTCAGAGCCTACGTACATTACACGGGTAGAACCGATGACACGAGTGTCAATCATACGGGAACCAGTGATGATAGTAGTCTGGGTCGGTGTACGGTTATCGGTCAGGATTTGGTCCAGACGCATCAGGTTCTTGTAGGAAACTACAGAAGGGGTTGTACCTTCACCAGTGACTTCGTCATCAGAGGTTGCTGCACCAGCATAAAGAATAGTACCGGCAGCAGCCAGCAGGTCTTTTTGCAGTACTGCTTCAGTCAGCTGAACAGCACCGTTCATCAGTTCACGGGACAGATGTTCTTTCAGGCCATCGTCAGAGTCGAAGTCCAGAGATTCCTGGGTGAATTCGTAGAAGAAACCAAACTTGTGAATGGAGCCTTCACGAGACAGACGGGTGAAGCCGACACGGTTTACACGACCACCGTTCTCAGTCAGCAGAGGCAGACGAGAGGTAATGGTACCAATGTCTTTGCTGGAACCATACAGGTTCCCATTCACGATGGTAGCACCGTTGGCGTCAATACCCTGGTCGTTGATGTTCTTGTCATCCAGCAGAGGAACGTATTCGTAGACTTTAATAGTCTTACCATAGTTCTTCGGCATATTGGTAACAGATGCCAGAGGCATGAAATACTGGTCTTTACGGGATTGGATAATAGCTTTCTTCAACCAGAAGAAAGTATTCATCTGGTCAGAGTTAGCACCGTCAATACTGGACTTCTGACCGTCAATAGGAGCGTTATAGTTAAGCATGTACTTTACCTTTTAAAGTCTACCGGGTACTGGTAGTTTAGCGAAATCTTCATCACTCATAGCGAGTGGGTTAATAAACTGTTCTACTTTACGAGGTGCAGCTCGACTAGGAGATGCAGCACTTGCTTGCTCTGTGTTAGTAATAACCGGTTTAGGTTGTACTACACGAGTAACTACAGGAGCCTTAGCAGCTGGAGTAGTTACAGTAGGTTCTGCCTTTGGCTGCACCAGGTCAGCAAACCCACCAGCAGCAGCCAGTTGATTACCAACCTGATTATACGCAGCCAAGAACGGAGTACCAGCCGGAATCTGACCTAACATTTGCAGACGACTCATTTCAGAAACGATACGGTCGTAAATACCATTTTCACGTTGCTGTTGAATTGTATGCAGTAAGCCACGATTCTCAAACAGTGCTTCTTTACTCTGTGCATCCCATGTCTGAGCGATTACACCTAAAGTAGCTTGTCCTTCTGGGGTAGACTTTAAATCGTCCAGTTCGGTTGCAAATGCTGCTTCAGCGTCAGTTACACGGTGATTGCCTGCTTGGTAATTAACTTCCTCTTCCGGGTTAATATCGAGAGGGTCAATACCAGCTTCTTTAATCAACTTCTTAATAGCGTCAGGGTTCTTTTTCTCCAGGTCAATCAGGAAAGAAAGTTTACCTTCATCCATTAATCCGTTGTTTTCCAGCATCAGCATTACCTTACGATAAGGCTGCAATTCTTGCATTTTACGAGTGTAGTTAGCACCCATCTGCATCAGGCTAATGGCCTCCTCCGGTGAACGGGGAGTAATCATTTTACCGTTAGCTTTAAAGGGGGCCATGATTTGCTCGTAGCCTGCTTTATAGTTGAAGTCGGCGGGCAGACCTTCAGACTTGGGAGTTTCCTCCTGCTTGTCTTTACCTTCAACCTGGCCGGGTTGTTGGGTAGAAGGGACATCTTCAGTAATCGGCTTACCGTTACTATCAACTTCTGTATTGTCAACTTTATCATTAACATTATCAGAATTGGAAGAGTTTGCATCTTCTACTTTTTCAACTTCGGTTTCTACTTCAGGCTCTACTTGCTGTTGCTGTTCAGCTTGAGTGGCAACTACATCGTCATTATTCTGACTATGAGCATTGTCATCATCTGGGTTGTTCTGAGTGTCTTCAACAGTAGGAGAAGACATATTCAGAATCTCATCATCCGACATTTCGAAAATGTCGGAAGCCTTATTAGTGGCTTCCGTAGTCATAGGATATCTCCGGGTTATTATTCAGTTTCATCTTCTGGCTGGGCACGAAGTTTTTCAAGTTCTTCGTCTACATCCAGAATAGAACGTTCACTGGTATCTGCCATACGCAGGGTAATATCCAACCAGCGTTTAAGATGTCCACCAGCCTGAGCCAGTGCTAATGCATCTGCACGCTGTTCTGCTGTAAGCAGTGGGTCACAGGACTCTTGTACATAACGGGCAGCAGATTGAATACAGAAATCTTCCATAATGATTTTACGGAAGAGAGGGTTGCCCATAAGCTTGCGTACGTCTTCTGCATAGGCAACAGAGTTTTTCAATTTGGTGCGATGAAGTTCTAGTTCTTCAATAGCGTATTCGGTTGACATGGTCTGCCTCTTATTAAATGTTCATACCAGGACTAAGAGCTGGGTCTTGTGCCGGGTCAAAGTATTTGGAACCAAGTGAGAGAGCTGGGTCATTCTGTGCTGCCATCTCTCTATCAGGTATAGATTGAATACCCGAATTATCTCCGTTGGTCAATGCATTATACCCAATTGCAGCAGATATGTTAGGGAAAGAATCACCTTCTTTCTGTGGTTGGGTAAGTGCCTTAGTAACTTGTAGGTTCTGGTTACCCTGAGATTGAGCTTTCTGCTTATCCATCTCACGAGCATGTTTAGTACCAGATTCCTGCTCCAGGTAATCCAAGTTAGTAAGGTCTTTCTTGGCAGTCTCTGCTTCAGCCTTAGCTTTATTGAGTTCAATTTGAGACTTAATTTCTTCGTTCTCAAGTTGTGCCTTTTCAACAGCAAGACGCTTAAGTTCCTCTTCCATTGGGTCTGGTTGTGGCTGATAAGTACGTAATTCGTGTGCCAAGTCAGGCATACGTTTAAGGTCTGCAATCTTAGCGAGCAAACGTAACTTAACATCCATTGGTACAGAGTCACCCAATGTTTGAACCATGAAGCCTAAATCCTGAGACTTCTGGTTATCAATCTCAGCAGTATTAATATCCACTTCTAAGTCGAAGTTACCTGCTAAGTCTTCACGGTTTACTTCAATAAACTCTTCGTTAGTGATTCGAACTACTTCTTTCTCTGACAGGAATACAGCATTCATTGCACAAATCTTTGTACCAATGTCAGCCATACCTTTAGCCAGTCGACGAAGAATAGCCATCTCACGTTTAGAAGCAGCATCCAGTACACCACGAATACCAGCAGCAACATCACCATAAGCTTCACCGGTTACACCACCAGCAAATGCTTTAACACCAGTTAGTGCCTCTGCTTCCTGGTTCTGCATTTGAGACATTACGATAGCTGACTGAGGTAGCTCAGGGAACTTATGCTCAATAATGGACTGAGCTGGATTACCCTGTAATGAGTTATACTCATAGTCCTGCCCATCCTCAAAACGTCTACGGTTAAGAGCATCGAGCATTCCTTTAGGGTAAGCACGTTGACCGTTGGCACTACGACCAAGTAAGTCAATCATGCCACGCATAGTAGCACCCAGAATCTTTTGGTTTTCACCAAGTAACTCTGCATCAGCTTCACCAAACAGGTCTCGCTTACGAGGCATGTAAGGAGTGACTACAATTGGTAACTTACCGTCAGGATATGGGTTCTTCTCTAAACGAATAAGGGTGGACCCAATCCAGGTAGCTACAATTGGTTGTAACTCGCCTTTACCATCTGTATCCCAGAATCCCCAGTATTCATAAGCAACCACACGTTTACGCATAGCATCACGGAACTGGAAATCACCGGGGGTATTGGATGTATGGTCTGGGTCAGTAATTGGAGAGTTAGACTCCCAGTCAATCTTATCCAGGTTATGGTAACGACCAGGTACTTTAAGCAGGTCAGCCTTACAGGTTTCAAACGATATGACACAGTAGAGTGCCTTATCTAAATCGCCATTGCAGGACGGGTCAACTACTACGTTGTTTGGGTCAAGAAACTCTACAGTAGGTCTGTTGACGATTGCCTTTTCAATCTCTACTTCCGTGGAACCAGACTGAATAGCATAAGTGGCTTCACCGGTCTCTTCAAAGTAGTTAACTGCTTCTTTGATGTCATCCGGTACATTCTCCTCATATTGACGAGGATTAGCAGTTTTTAATTCGATGGCTTGCTGTAAAGCCTGAATCTGCTCTTCCGTTTCAATAGGGTAAAGCTGGAATACTGGAGCTTCCTCTTTAACCCTAATAATACGACGGTCCCAGCCAACACGAGCAATACTAGTACCATCATCCACAGTAGAGTGAATGAAGTCATCAATAAGCTTCACGCGATTAAGTTGTGTACGGAACTGGTAGTTCAGTACTAACTCATTTTGACGTGCTGCATCAGCATCTTCCCAGGTAGCCGGTTTTACCGTAAACAGCTTAGGAGAAGACAGGAATGGTTCAGACAGAGGAGCATAACGCCACTCTGCCTGACGACGAACCAGTTTAGGTTGAACCTGAGAACGACCTTTAATCTTAGGAGGCTTATGCTTACCCGTTGTTTTACGTAAGTCATTCCAGTCATTGATTTCATTCATTAATGCATCATGAGCTGGTTTACCTGCCTCAAGGTCAGCCTTTAAGGATTGTATACTGGGTTCCTTTGCCCAGTCTGTAAGCTTACTAGACTCACTTGGGTCTGGCATTGGCTTCATAGAATCAACGGTTTCCATAATAAGTCCTATTCTAATAGTTTACGGTCTGCTCGAATCTGATTAGACAATTCAATTATTTGTCCGTCACGGAGTCTAACAGTTGCCCTGAGTTCTTCAACCAGCTGTCTGCCTTGTTCAAGACTGTTGTCGAGTCTGACTGCATGGCTTGCAAGACTTCTGCACTCAGTGGCTCCACCTTCGGCTTGACGTTGATATACTTTGGCTCTTTGTTCAGATTGCTGCAACCTAGCAGAGTACTGACTAGTGATAGAGTCAAGAGAAGCTTGGTAATTTTCGTTGGCAGTTTTGAGTCTTGCTTGCAATAGCTCGACTTCGTACTTGTGCTGTCTGCTAAGCGCATCATTCTCACCTTTGGCTTTGTTAATGGCCTGTTCATCTAAACGTTTCTGTGCATCCCACTTGGTTTGCACTGAGTGTTGACCAGCTTCATATACTCTCCAACAAATAAAGGCTGCTGACGCAGCCAATAAGATGATGGAGCAAACCTTATAGTTTAGCGTCATCATTACACTTCTCCAGAGGTACATTACCAATACGGTTAGCAACCCAACCGTATGTAAAGTCTGGCATATTCAGTGAGACATAATGAGTAAGTTGCTTACCATCTAACATCTTAATCATTACCTTACACGCTGCCACTTTGCCTCGTTTTTGTTGAAGGGATTTATATGCATTTACTGTACCTGCACCGACTTTACCATCAACTTGGATTTTAGGGTAGTCTTTGCCACCCCTGCTTAAATCATTTAATGATTCTTGCAGCCACTTAGATGGTCTGGCAGTACCAGTATTAACGCCTGCATCCACAAGCTTATGGGTAATGGCTGGGCTAATGGAAGCAAACTCAAGGAAACCAGGTTTGACAATATAGTCATCTACGTAGATGTCTGCTGCCATGTCCTGAGTTAAACCTTTCATTGAACCATTCCAACCATACTCCCTTGCTAGGGTTTCTTTATGGGACATTGCTACGGCTTTGGTGATTCCATGGTTAGTCTCACCTCCTGGGTCTTTGGGGTTATTTACATAACCGCCTTCCATTGTAAACACTACCCCCAGAATGGTAGCGATTACGGCCCCCACTGCACCTCCTTTTGCAGCTACTTTTTTATTCTTTATCTGCATCACTTGTTTCCTTTGGTTTTAGGTGGAACAACCGAGCAATGATGTTAAGGAAGCACACCCACATGATGATTTCACTAGAGTGAGGGATTTCCTTAAGTATGTGGGGAGGTATAGCATTTGAGTAGAGTTGAATAAGGTCCAATGCAGAAAAGAAAAACAAAACGCCTGCACTTAACTGAATAGAGGCCCACTTCCAGCATCTTTGCCAGTTTGGTACTAAACCAACCCGTTTAGTTAACTTGCGAACCATGCGAAAATCTCCCGTCTGGCTGCTGCTAATATACCAATGATTGCACCTGCTCCTGCCCATACCCATTTACCAAAGATACCAGCACCAACCACCTTGTGCTTGATGGTAGTGAATTCTTCGATGGTAGGTTCAGACTTAGCAAGACTATCCTCAACACTCTTAAGACGTCCTTCCATCTGTTGGACAGAATCTCTCAGACCAGAGAGAGTTTGTTCCAGCTTCTCTTTAGAACGCTCTTCCTTTTCTTGGTTCTTAAATAAAGTTTCCAGTCTTTCCTCCAATCGGGCAAGAAGAACCGATGTCGATTCATCGCTCATGAGAAAGTCCTTATGGTTTGTAATAACACCCGGATGGGACGTATCAGAAGAGTCTGACCAACAGATAATACTTACTTAAGTATGGATTAGGAAGGAAGAAAAGCCCCCATAGGGGGGCTTAATTTGAAATGGCTTATACTCGCACAATACTGACTACTGTAATGTCAATCGGGGTAATACCATCAGTTTCAACTAGCAATGAGTTAGTTTTGTTAGTTGCTACGAAAGTTATACTAGTAGCCGACTCTAGCTCTGCTTGTGCAATAATATCCCCTAGCCCAGATGCAGCTCCCCTAATATATACATCCCCCGTAGATGTATTGTTCCTTACCCATGTTACTTTATAAGAGGTACCAACGGTCAGATAACCGATGCTGACATACACACGTGCTTTGGTGGTATTAGGGGTTACCTTAATAAGACGGTCCTGTACAGTAAGGGTACCGTCATAACCAACAGGGATACCTACGTTAAGCGAGCTATAGTAGTCATCCAACTGAACCGGAACTTGGTTTATAAAATCAACATCAGAAGGAGTTAAGCCTACACCAAACCAACAACGGTCTATGTTCACATACTCGCCTACAGTACTACCAGGTATTATGCGCAATTGTAGGGTCGTAACCTCTTTAGGTATGTATGCATGACACACTACCCACATCCAACCATTATCAGCTTCGTTGGCTTTAGTTCTGGAAGCAATAGGGGTCATATTAGTACCAGATATCTGAAGCCGCCCAGCATTAGTAGACAATCCTGAGTTCTTCCAAATCCTTGCTGCAAAGGTTACCCATTGCCCCCGTAGTGCAAATAAGTAGTCGGACAAGTCCGTATAAAACAATGGTGAACTCTTCGCTAAAACTGTAGCTTTTACGCTAAAAGCAAAAGAGTCTCTTCGTGACATATCACGAGTCACACCTACAGAGTTTACTGCCCAAGACGTTGGAACAGACCCAGTCCAGGCATTAAACACTGGGTTAGGTGCTAGGTTAGGGCGTAATGGCCCAGTATAGCTGTCTACTATTTTATCAAATTGGAACGCTGGGTTATCACTTAAAGCTTCCTTAGCCACGCCTACCCAAACATCCATACCATCAGCGTTAGGGTGAATCATATCCGTGTATAAGTTTTCAGGTACGCCCAGCTCTATAAACTTAGAGTAAACATCAATAATACCCAGACCCTGCACAGCAGCTACTTTAGCCCAAGCAGAGACTGCTCTTGCAGAGTGGTCAGGGTAATCTCTGCGTGGGTTTTGGGCAGTTACTACAATAGGAGCACCTGGGTTGTCTTGCTTAGCTGCGAGCACTCCCTCAGTAAAACCAGCCTGAATAGTTAACTCAGGTACACTAGTTCCTTCATTGTGACCGTAGTTAAGGATAACCAAGTCATAGACCCGACCTTGATTATGAATTTGTGAACGCATTGCCCCTTGGTAGTAGCGTTCTGTGGAACCAGGAATAGAAACGTTATCGATGAAAATGGACTTATCAGTAGTTCCAGTACTCATTCTGACTTCTTCTGTCCAACCTGTACCATCTACGAATAAGCGATAGCGTACACTGTGGGTTGGGTATTTCTCAGCTACCCACAAAGCCCACTTGTAAACCCACTCAAAGTCAGAGTTACCAGTAGAATCGCCCATAATAAGGATAAAAGCATCGGCTTGGTTACTACGAACCTTTTGCCACAGTGGGCCTACATGAGGCAATGCTTTAGTAGAAGCTATATAATCGGACAAGGATTCACCCTCATGTTTTATGTAAGACGTACCGTTATCGTCGGAAAGTCTCTCTGTAATATTGGCGTATTCGAGAGAATACACGCCAACCGATGTAGTGAGAGTAAGGGAAGACTTACCATTAGTAACCCAACTTACAGGAACTCCAGTAGCACTACCCCTTAGCCAATACGTTTGTGTAGTTGGTTCGTATAGAACAACGTAATCATTTACCAGAGTATTAGTAGACAGATAGCCCACTTGACTCTGTTTCAATCCCAATATCCGAGCTATAGCTTGTTTATTAGTTTGTTTAGCCACTGGACCAGTAGGCTGCGTAAACACCTTATTCATGGGTTATCCCTCATGTTGTAGTTTTAAACGGCCCCCTATTTTAATAGGGGGCAAGTCACATTACTAATGAGTGCTTTAAAGTTGTACAAGCTCTATCTCAATTCCATAGTTATTGCCTGCAACAGGAGTTCCATCGTTGGTAGCAACACCCCTGTAAAGGGCTGGAGGAATCATAATATCCACCTTACAACCTTGAGCAGCTTGATAAGTACCTGCAACAAGATTGTTATAGGTTCGTACATAAAGACCATTAGTACTAAAGGAGTTTTTAGGACTTAATGTCGTCTCTGCTGTGCTTGATACAGTGCTTGTTGCAGAGTTAAACACACTGTTAACAGCAGTAGCTGCTTGCAGAGCATCTAATCGTTGTACAGAAGCAACATAGTCCTGGTTCTGAGTAGTCACGATGAATCGCTGTGCATTGGAGTGGTTTGGTCCGTTAACACGCAACTCAATAGCAAACGTACTTAATACAGGCAAGCCTTCGATACGTAAAATCCCAGCAGCAGTTACTGCATCTGCTGCGGACGTCAGGCTAGTTCTGTACACCAACTTTCCACCGCGTAAACGGATAGGACATCTTGCCCCCCAAGGCGAATTACCAAATGTACAACGTCCCTGGGTATAAGTACTTCCATCATTGGTAGGGTATGCAAGATTATCCCACAGCCTAGCAGTAACAGTATTACCAGCAGCAGGCAGAGTGAAAGCACCCTCAATGTATCCATACTGGTTGTTGTGGTTAATATATTCCACGTCAACCATTGCGTTTACGTTATCCGTAACGAACATACGGAAGTTATTACCAAGATTGGGTGATGAAACCCCGTCATAACGGGATGTAACCTTAGACTCTACAAGTGACGAATACTGGCGAACTCGTATCCCTATGTGAGGCTGCCCTGGATATACTGTGCCCAGCCAACCACCGATATCTATATCTGCGGCATACAGAAATGCTTGGCCTGGCTCCGTACCAGTACCTAGTACAATGGCCTCAGAAGGCCCACCAACTAAATTACCATGGCTAAAGAATATATTACGTGCAGTGAAACCATAGAAACTATGCCATGCAGAGTTTGTGTACAGTTGGCACATACTCTTACAGTGACGAATGTTCAAGTTCTCGCAGTAAAAGTTTTCAGTCCATGAGATATCATTACACAGTACAAAGGCACTGGATTTTATGTACCCATGTGCATGGAAGTTAGTTAGTTCATTACGCCATCCATCGTTAAAACGATAGAAGTGCAAAGGGTTGATAGAATCCATGCAGTATGCATAAATGCCGGAAGATTTTGCAGTCTTCCAGCATGGTGCGCCAGCTACAGTATTAAAGAACTTAATAGCCCATGTGGTTCCTGCATCACTATCGTAATAGTGCTCAATGGTTACCTCATCCATGTTCTTACCAGAACCACCAAGTATCTCAATTGGCGTATTGGTGGTGTCAGCTGACACACTCTTTGTCATTACATAAGGCGTTCTACTGGCTGGAATGGTGATGGTCGTAATGTCGTTGGCACGTGACCAGTTAATTGCTGACTGCAATGCGACTGATATATCAGCGCCAGAACCGGGTGCAATACCATATTCAGCCAGGCTGATAATGGCAGCTTCACGCATTCGTTTCCAACGCTTACCACCTGCTGTAACGATACAAGAGCCGCCTTCATCTACGGTTGCCGTATCTGCTGCATCATAAACAAACCAGCCTCCACCAGAAGGGTTGGATGTTGCTGCCCAGCCTGAGTGATATGCAACTACAGAAATCATTTCACCTGGGTTAACTGGTTCAATTGTTCGCAATGTTTCAATGTCAGAGCAACGACCTATGCGGGTAAAACCACTTTTTCCATACAGGAGCGATAGTGATTCTTCTACAGTAATACCGGCAGAAGTACCTATATTAGATGCCCCATCATTTTTCTTTAACAAAGAGAAAATGTCGATGTCCATATCAGGGTCAGTTATACCAATGATGACTGTGACTAAGTTACCGGCTTCAAGCTCATCAGCCAGGATGATGGTCGCATCTCCCTCGTTATATACGAAACCTTCCCCAGCATCTTGGCGAGAACCCTGCACGTAAATGGTTTGCACGTCTACAATTGGCATATCTGTAGGCAACTGAATTACAGTTTCACCATCAGACACTGCTTTGTATTTCCAAATGCGAACAAAAGAGGCATTAGAGCCAGTAGACTTTGTGCTAATCCAGGAACCAGTTGCAGTTGGGTCATTGGACGGGATACCTGTAGTATCATCAGCTACATACAGGTAATCGGTAAAGTAGTACCCAGCTGTATCGGATTTGTTGTAAACACGGGCAAATTTACCAATTGATAAAGGGATATCCTTGATTGCATCCTTGCTATCTACAGTAATAATCAGACCGTACTTCTGTAGGTAGTTATAGATGTAGGTAAGATTACCTAAAGCAAGATATACCTCTTTTACTACGTGGTAGGCATCACCAATGATACGTTCTACTAATTGGTCAGCAGAACGAAAATCATTAGTGCACCCACTACCACCTGTGTTAAACGGGTTATGAGAATTCATATCCACCCTCTTATTTCAAATAATGTATTGGTGTTCGACCCACTGCTGCTACCAAGGTCGTAGTCCTTAACCTCTCCACAGATTGACTCGTACATTTGCAGATACTCTGCTGCTTTACCTGTACTCTCAGCAGTATTGAGACCAGTGTAATAGCTATACGCTACCCAGTACTTTAATGCAGGCAGCAAAGAATCAGGTAGGTCTACTTCCTGGTTCTCACCATCTACAGTAAGAGTTGGATGCTTCGCCTGATAAGTTACCGTAAGTACTTCACAATGACGAGGGCGAATACACTGTAATGTGTCTGGTCTTGGGGTAAATAGCCCGTGTGGGTTGTGGTTGTCGTTAAGTCCTCGACGTTCCCCTAAGGAATCATACACCATCAGTATCTTTATCACATTCTCTTCAAATGGATTAGTTACTGAATCCATTATGAAAGGGTATTGAGCTAACTCAGGGTCAAACCCCATAAACGAATAGCGTTTGAGTAATGGGTACTCTGTTCTACCCTCCCTCATTTCTACGAACACATTCTCAGTTTTAAGAGGGAACCTACCGTGTAGACGGGTAAGCCCCTCATTAATAAATTCGAGAATGTACTCTTTCTTGTCTGGCTCAATGTCCTTCTTACCATCAGTGACAACACTGGTGTTGTTAAGAACACTTAGAGCCAGACTCTTATACAGCTCGGTCAGCTTAATCATAATTCCTCACACAATGTAGGAAGATAGTGGATTGTTGTCGTCTCTATCAAAGTCGTCATCCCACATTGGGTCACCGCTCTGATTGACTGGTACCATGCCTGCTTGTGGCTTCCATGGATTTAAGTAACCCAGCATAGAGATTGTATCGATACAGTCGTCTTTACCCTTCAGACCATTGATGGTTGCTAACTTCAATTGCCCCATAAATAGTCCCATGATAGTAGAGTTACGCATTTCTTCTGGGAAGTACATCTTACCAGTTTTGAACCAAGGAACTACAAGGTTAAATCGTGCAAGTTTACTTGTTGCCGGGCGAATACCAGGTTGCCCACCATTAGAACTAGCAAAGTTAAAAAAGACGTTACGGTCAATCATCTGCCTTTGAAGTAAAGGAATGAATCCACCTTGCTGACCAGTAATCTCTACGCCCACCTGTTGAAGATTGGGTTGGTATTCCTGAACCAGTCTGAACAAGTCATCGAACGTTTTATCCATAAGCTGACGTGCACATATACCATCTACCCAGAACCAGTCCCCGTTAGAACTGTAGGCCCATACGGATATGACAGTGTAGTCACTGTTATTCTTCTCACTGGTAGCAAAGTCAGTAGTGATGTAGAAGTTATAGCAGGACTTCAGGCGTAAGAGCTGTTCACGTGAGTACCACTTAATCTCACTATCCTGAACTAAACGTTCATCCTCAGAACTGATACGTAACATTAGTTCCTGGTAGAAACCAGCAAGCTTACCCGTCTTAACTGCCATGTCATACTGGTCGTGGATATAGTCGTATGTGAATCGGTCATCCCATGCACCCTGGAACTCTTCACGAGTACAGGGGAATCTCTCACATACAGGCCATACGTTTACGTCCCATGCCCCGGATTCAACAGCCTCAATGAGGATATCCTCTTTATTAAATGGGGTACCATTGAAGATTACTTTTCTTCGGGTTGGGTCTAGTGCGTGGTTAACTCCCTTGTAGACCGTATCTTTAATGGCTTCCATTGCAGTCTTGGAACGGGAGTCATCATCACTAACCAAGTCATCAAGTACACAGAGAGTAGGACGCTTACCAAAAATCTTGGTACCACGAAGACCAGTCTTAGCACCAAACATCTTCACACCAAGTCGATGCCCCTCAGCGTTAATAAACTCTAAGTAGTTATCTGTGAACTTAGCGTTTGGTATCCACTGCTGAAGAAAGGGGCTGTTATCGTAACGAAACTCAATGTTCTTACGTGCAGACTTAACGCCGTTCTCCATTGAGTCAGATACGTAAATCATCCCCTCTACTTTGCCCAGTCCTGGTAAATGACCGAACACTGCCAGGAACAAGGTAAAGTACTCCATAAACAGAGTGGTCTTAGCAGCACCACGAAAACACAGGTTAGCAATGTACTGGTTCTTGCTTGTAATCTTGTCCAGCATCTTCAAGTGGACCGGTGGTGTTTTGTTGGCCTCACCCTCTTTACCGTTAACCAGCTTAATAAAGTTGGCAAAGGTCAAAGCAAACTGTGTTGGTACATAGCTTGGTGTATTCAGTACTGAGTAGTCTACTTGGTCCAACCACTCATCCAGTTCCTGCTTAATAAGATTAGACATCCGTCACGTCCTCATCGTCACGAACCAGTGAGCTACCTGCAATCACCTTAGTAGGCGTACCGGATTGGATAGCCTCAATTTGAGCTTCTGCCAACTGGGTCAGTGTGTTCTTGAGTTCGGATAACCCAGAGTTTTCTCGCAGGTCAAGGTTGATATTGGTAACTGCATCCTTCGGTTTAGCCAGATGAGTAAGGATAGAGTTAGCTGCCTGAGTACGAACGAGTTCACTCTGTGCAGTGTCCATGAGTTCTGCTTGGGTATTAAGTGCCCGTTGGAACAAGTCCTGGTTAACAATCCAAACAGGAATCAGAGACTGTTCCATAATCAGATTAACAAGCTTACCCCTGTGGTAAGCAGAAGCGTAGGCAGAGATATCCTTCTCACTGGTTCCCCTTGCAACAAGTTCAGCTTGTCGTTTAGGGAATGTCTTGAAGTAAGCATCCTTATTGCTATACCCCATGTGCTTATAGGTTACATACTGGACAGCATTCAGGTAGTCCTGGGTTTTGAACTTACCATCCTTCATGACACCGGCATAGGTGATGAAGTTATTACGGATGTTCTCTGCCAGTACCTGGTCTTGCGTGACGTTGTTAACCATATCCACCAGTTGGTCAGTAACACTGGACTTAAACTGTGGAGGTAGGGCAGCAACGATATCTTTCTTGGTGAGCATGTCAGTCATAGTCTTCCTACTTATGTCTTCTATAAATTTATGTCTATTTACTAAGATTCTTTTCTTGGGTTGAAAGACCTTGAAGAATCCCCCGTATAGGTTTAGACTTTAGACTGTTTTTAGGCTCCTTACAATACTAAGTCAGAGTCGCGGGAATCCTATTGCCTAAAGGAAATAAAGAGACGAGATTATTCTTTACACTGGATAGTGATACAACCCAGTACTCTGAAATTGATATTAAGAAGCTTGCACTTATGGATGGTGACACCATAGTGGTAACCTCCGAAGAATCCCTGGCTTATATGCAAGGTAAAATCCTGATAGATAACCTTCAGCATGTAAGTGTTAAACTTGTAACTAAGACAGCTAAGATTATTAAACCAGTATCAGCTATTGTCTTTTATGAAAAGACACCCGAAAGTATCTCTATAGACAGAGACGTTGGTGCTGGTAAGGTAGCAGTTACTATCGTATATTGATTCGTACTCGCCCAGGAGATGGTGGCGGGACTTAGGGCCATCAGTGGTTTTACCTCCTTACACTACCTAAGTTAATAACCTCTTCAGCTACATTTCAGGCGACTCCTGCTAACAGAGTACCGTTAGACTTACGGCAAATCATCGCCCAGCTTGGATGAGTAGTATCAGAGTGAACTGATTTGACAAACGCAAGGTATAGGAGGGGGAGGCCCACTGCAATGGGTCTCCCTTTTTCTTTAAACACAGGAGCTTTAACATGGTTCGAATAACTGGTGTAGATTTGGACTGGCAACGCAAGAACGGTAGACTTCCCACCTTCGATGCGGGTTCCCCGTTACTATTCTCTGCCTTCAATAAAGATGCACAGATTCACTTACCTGAGTGTGATGAATCTTACGCCATCATGGGTAAGTGGTTACTGGATGGTATAGCACTTAACCCCATCATACTTAATAAGACTAAGCATATACCAATAACCAACACTCACAGAAGCTTTCACTTCGTAGCGGTTCCTGGTTATGAGCTGGTGATTAGTACTGACCCCTTCCTTAAGACATACACGCTATGCTTCGTAACTAAACACAGATAGGTACTATCATGAAAGTAAACTGTGCCTTACCTAATTACATTGGTGACATAGACTTAGAGGACTACTTTCTTAAGTCACTGAACCATCTTATCCTGGTTAGGAACCAAGAAGAGAAAGAACTCATGCTGGGTGAGTTACTCATAAAGAATATCCCACACGACCAGCTACGTATTTATACCCTCCGTGATGGCGAGCCATACCACTACACCCGTGGTACTCGGCGTCCTTACTATTTGTCTCATAACGCAGTGAGGGTAGTAAAGGTTGATAGTAAAAACTTACTTATCTACTGGGTCTCATCTTCTCCTATTTATAATGTGGTGCCCCATGACTAGACTTGAGGCCTATGCCCAGCTACTTATGGGTAACCAGGTATCCCATTACTCTATACCAAGTGACCCATGGAGCTTGACCCCAGACAGAAAGATTATCATAGACTTTGGTAGTCTGGAGTTTACTGATGAGTTTATGAACTTCACTATCTATAAAGACGGGTGGTGCTTATATGACAAGACTTGAAGCTTATAAGCACATGCTAATGGGCAAAGCTGTGTATATACCCAGGATTAATCAACTACTTTGGAGAATGTTAGAAGACAGGAGAATTGTTGTGGGGGCTAGTCACATGGATATGACCAAGCACTTCCTAACAATGCATGCCCTTGCTAACGGATGGGAACTATATGAATGAACCAGTAAGGAAAGGTAACGTATATAGCAGTCCTGGTGGTAGTACTTATATCGTAAGCAATCTATGGCCAGCCTCCTGCACTGTAAAGAACATACGAAGTAACAAAGAGTACATCATCAAGCTTGCAGCCTTAGCTAACGAGTATGAACTGATAGGCACACCATACACAGGAAACATATGAGATTATATTACTTATCAGGAGCGGGTAATCTGTACATATCCCAAAGTATTAAGTGGGACTGGGATGCGGAAAACAATCCTAACGCTCCTGTCTATGTACACCCAGAGTTAGACTTCTACTGGATAGCAGGAGAGTGCTTACTCAGGAATAAGATAGTCAACCTTATCAAGCTGGAACCAGGAAGCCTAGTCTCAGATGTATCCGGTCCATGCTACTTCTTAGCAGAGCACGGTATTAAAGCAGAGCAATTGTTATATAGAACTAAATAGGAGGTCTATATGTATAACCTCCTAAATTTTTTCATTGGGATTACCGTCTCATGTATGTACGACTGTAGTGTATTGGTGGGGCTACACCCCCTTACACTATGAGTACCCCCCCGGTACTTAGCTCTGCTATGTATGACCCTACCCCACCTTACACAGTACACGTTGCTCCGCAACCTATGGACATGTCGTCCATATCACTCAACCTTGGAGCTATACAATGACTACTACTGCATCTGTACGTATGACTGCTGGAACTTTACTCGGTACAGTAAATGAAGCAGCAACTACTGTAGCTGATACCTTTGGTACTGCTACTAAAGCTGTAGGTATGTTAAACCGTTATGTCACTAAGATGTCTGACAAACAGATTATCCGTGACAAACTGGAAATGCATGAATTCACGGCGAAGCTGGTAGAAGAAACAGCTATGCAAGAAGCTGTAAGACAGAAATCTATCAAAGAATTCTGCAAAGATGAACAGAATGCTGAACTCTATCAACAAGCATATGACCGTCTGCGCGATATCCTGTCTGAAGACTAAATCAACATTGGCGCTCTTCGGAGTGCCAAACCCTTTGAATCAGATAGTTCAACTATTTATTCAAAAAGTAGAAACAAAAACCAACTAATCCAACGGATAGATAAGGAACAAAAATGACTACTATCACTACTAATTCCTATACCAAAGTAATCAAAGATTGGACTACCAAATCTGGTTTACGTGCAATGATTCTACTCGTAAGAGGAAGTCATCACTGTGGCTACGTTGAATTACCAGAACGTCTGGGAAAACCTGACTACGATGAGAGTCCTATCATGGAACTCAACGTTCATGGTGGTGTTACCTATGCGGATAACCTACCAGAAATGGATGGTAAGTATGTAGTCGGTTACGACTGTGCTCACTATGGTGACTACATGAAATGTCCCGAAGAACTGAAGGGTACTGATATGGAGAAACTGTGGGCATTCGATAATGGTGTATGGCGAGATGAAGAATTCTGCACTAATGAGTGCGAATCACTCGCTAAGCAAATCTCCGAGATTAAATAAGGAGAGCACAATGCCTGACTTCCGTTGCATCAAGCAATACAAACCTAAGCAGTATAAGAAAGCTAAACCTGTCAATGGAGAGACTTCATTGGAACGGTTTGCCAAGCTATTCAACAACAACAAAGGTGACAACAATGCCTAAGTATGTATGCATCAAATCAAAGACTGAATCTGTACCCGAAGGCACAGTAATCATAGCAACACCTTCTGGTGCTAGTCGTATTATGTTAATACAAGATAGTGATTTAACGGTAAGTGAGCACGATAATACGCCTTACTTCCAACGTGGCCGGGAACTACCACTCACTGGGCGTTTGTGGTACTGGAGAGAAGTAAAAACTGCTTAAAACCAAGACGCTCCGCGTCTTATGGATGATGTTATGCATCCAATCCTGTATGAAATCTTAACCTTTTGTTTGGGTGTTCTCACCGACAGAGACACTCAGCATAAACCTAAACAATTATCTGGAGAGTACAAAATGGCTATCGAATCCTTTGCAAAAACCTTTGGTAACAAATCTAACGCAGCTGCTGCACCGGCTGACTCTAAGCCCAAAGCTCAGTATTGGCTGAACATTGGCTATGTTGCTAACGAAGGCACTGAAGATGAGAAATTCATCTCTCTGCCTACTGGTATCCCTCTGGATACTCAGGAGCATCTGCCAACTAACAGCAGCAATGCTGACTTCCGTGCACTTCGTTGTGCTCAGAACGACCTGCTGGACCAGCTCATGGACTTTGCTAAAGACCTGGAACCAGGTGCTGAAGGTATCATTCAACTGCAAGTTCAACTTCGTCGTGTGAAAGCACCGGAAGCAGACATTCCTGTTGAAGAGAATAAGTATGCACGTACTCTGTCTTTCGTAAGCAAGTAACTGTGCATTGGGACTCCCTTAGGGGAGTCCTTTTATTTTTAACCGACGATAAACTAAGTTTAACTTTTAAGTCCTTTTCGACGAAGAGGGGATAAAAGCTAACCGTAATTTCGAGCAGCTAACTTAGAAGAAGGAGTAAGCAAGATGCGTACATTATGTAACCGATTTAACCTTCAGAAACCCATTACTATGACCAGCTTATATGGTAGTAGTATGGACTTTGCCAAACGCTGGCAAGTATCCTTAGAGAATAAGTATGGTCAACACATAGACCACTACTTTGTAGCCAAGCCTACTCGTAAACAGATTCGTAAACTCCACAAAGTGCGTAAGCACTATCTACCTCGTAAATGCTACGAGTGTGGTAAACGTATCAAACTGGGAGATGAGTTCTCCTGGGATGACCTTAACTATGCTCACGCTAAATGCATGGGAGTCAAATAATGAACTATCAACATATCATCCTTAACTTCCTCAAAGCATACAAAGCTTGGGTAGAGGAAGGTGTGCCTAAGCATGAGGTCTTTCATAAAGAGCACGGCTTGTGTACTAACCTGAACAACTATGCTCGTAGCATCTATGCAGATGATGAAGATACTGTGTGGTACATCTCAGATGAAATGACAACTATGTTCAGAATGGATGGCTTAAGTGCTTTGATTCCATTTAACCACCCTGAAAAGGGGCAGCCTGTGTACTCCAAAGAAGTACATCATGAAAACCCATGGCGTATGCAGTGGGTAAATGACACCATCACCAAACTCGAAGGAAAATTCAAATGAATCCTAATGCTGTTCCACTAGGAACCAAGGTAGTACTTGTAGTATTAGCTGTAGCAGCAATCTTTGGTGTATTTGCTGTCACTGGTCCCATTGGTGGACTACTGTTCTTTGCTTTCCTGGCTTTCTCTGTAATAGGCAAAGCACCACGCAAAGATATTAACTCACGTGGTGACCAGGGAGACTTCTAATGGGACCACTCGAATCACAGATGTATATCTGGGCAATCATATGGCTAGTAGTAGTATTACTGGTAGCACTAGCCTTCTTCAATGCAAAGGATTAACTATGACAACTGAATTTAAAGTAGGCGATATCATTGAGCCAGTAGTAAAGGATGGTATCTCCCCTAATTGGAGAGGCTTGGAGATTCTGAAGTATGAGCCTATTACTCGCAATGCTACTGTATGTACCAAAACAGGTTATGTTATCGAAGATTTTAACCTCGACCCAGACTATGGAGTAGAGTTCCGTGTCATACAGTCTTAAATGGTGGGTTATATCCTACTGGCAATCAATGCAGCTATATAGCACAGGTCTTAACTTCGAACAGAAGTACCGATTCATTCAGTATGTAGTCAAATTTGGAGCTAACAATGCGTAAATCATTAATCATGGGAACCAAAGAAGATGTTATTAAGCGCCGTGCTAAACAAGCTAATACTGTGGCAGTGCACAATACTGGTAGTGCTGTGTCACCTGCTGGTAATAGCAAGCGAACTATTGTGACCTTTAATCATCCAAGCATTAGATAATATAAGAGAGTCCTTCGGGACTCTTTTTATTTTGTTTTTTAGATAGAGATATATAGGAGATAGTTATAGATAACCATGAATGAGTTAATTCAAATTGAACCAACAAGGTCTGCTATATCTGACCGTAACGTTCGTATTCACTATCCTATGCCTTTGCGTAATCCCTTTAAATCTAATGAGCGAGTTACAGTAGCTGAAGCATTATTAGCTTATGAGGCTTGGTTACGTAACCGTCTGATTTCAGGGGATAAACTGATAGTTGCAGAAATGACTCGTATTATTGAGTTATTACAAGATGGTACAGGTACTCCAGTAGGCTTAATTGGAACTGCTGGTGAAGTGGACGTAATCCGTAAAATTATTAATGAGGTAATTCAGCAATGAAACTAATCATAGCTGGTGGAAGAGACTTTGTTAATACCCAAGTAATGATTACGGTATTAATGGATTTAGTGGAGAAGGGTAAGATTGACCCTAATCCTGAATTAGTATGTGGTATGGCTCGCGGTGCTGATATGCTTGCATACAGCCTATGGGCTAACCACAATATGAAAATTCATACATTCCCAGCAGATTGGAAAACTCACCCAAGAAGTGCTGGCTATATTCGAAACGCAGAAATGGGTAATTTTGCAGATGTACTTGTTGCCTTCTGGGATGGTAAATCCAGAGGAACCAAGCACATGATTGAATATATGCAAAAGCTTGGAAAACCTACTTATGTAATAGGGTACTAATATGTCAGCTGATATAGTAGATAAACGAAATATGAAATTGATACCTGCTTCCGTATTAAAGCAGGGTGACCATATAATAGACCAATTTAAAAATGTACTTGTTGTTACAAATAACAGTAAAAACTATGTAAATTGTACTTCTATTTCTACAGGTGAACCGTTTACGTTTTCTTCAGATAAATTAGTACAGCAAGTTCATTTAGTAGTATCGGTACACTTAGTATGAAGATTATTACATTCCCTACTCATAAAGTTATTCACTACATGGGACAAGACATTGAAGTTCCATTATGGGTACGGTATGTAGCTGCATATCCAGGTAATTATGGCAAGTTCGTATCTTTAATAGGATTTGCCAGTAGGCCACGTGTAACTAAGAGTGGTATATGGCTCATACCTAAAACATTCAAAGGCCGCCAACAAGAGGAAATAGGCGTTATCAGGCACTCTGATATTAACAAGAGTAATTTCCATACAACACTTCAAGGCCCATTTAAATGAAACAAATAGCTATTATCCACGATGTTGGATATTCCGATGTAGATAAGATGATGCACTCCATTGATTACGTAAGTAATTACAGTAATACCTTCGATGGTGATTTCGTTGTGCTGGTTCATAAAGACTCAGCATTGCTGGCTATTATTGAAGGCTCCGGTCTTCCATATAAAGCAGTAACTGATTTCGTCGAAGAACCAGATGTGATGATTGCATTCTCAACCTGGGATGACGGCACATTCGCTAAAGATTCATTATTGAAGCAGTGGATGGCACGTAAACCAGTATATGCATTCCAGATAGCTAAGAAGGTGGACTAATGCCTAGCAAAGCTATTAAACACCCACAACTGTGGGTTATACGGCATGTACCATCAGGTAAGTGCATACCAGAGCCTAGCTCTGTAGGGGAATCCCGCTATACCTGGGTGGAACCAAGTGATACAGGCATACCTCGACTGTTCCGTAGTGAGGACTCAGCCAAACGAGCATTAACTCAATGGCTTAGAGGCAGACACCATCTGGAAACAGATATAGAGGATGCCTGCGAGTGGGGCAAATCCTACGAAGTAGTGGTTGGTACCTACGCAGAGCCTGTATCTACCCGCGAAAAGGAAGAAATGGAAGTAGTACCTGTATTTATATACGCGAGTAATAAGGAGTAATAACGTGGCTAATAAAGTATGTACCTGTGGCAAAGGCTATGTATCCCATTGGGACAACCAATGTGGTAAATGTCGTACTAATCGTCAGAACAAGCAACACTCTTACATTCTAAGTCATGACTACCTTTGGGTAGGCGTTGATATGAATGATGAGCAAGCTGTACTGGCTCGCTATAAAGAACTCAGAAGGACTCTCAAATGAAAGAGATATTCGTATTTGGTTCTAACCTAGCTGGAATCCATGGTGCTGGCGCAGCTAAGACTGCATATAAGAAGCATGGTGCTCGCTGGGGTATGGGCGTTGGTCACTATGGTTGTAGCTACGCTATCCCAACCAAAGACCAAAATATTAAGACCATGGCCATAGAAGATATCAGAACCTTCGTAGAAGGTTTCATCATCTATGCAGCCTCACACCCAGAATGGGACTTTAAAGTCACCAGAGTGGGATGTGGCCTAGCAGGATTGGATGATGTTGTTATGGCTTCCATGTTCAAGCATGCAACTGGTAATTGTTCATTCGACCTGGCATGGCAAAGCTATCTGGGCGATGAACACACCTACTGGGGAACGTTCTAATGACCAAACAAGAAAGGAATTTAAACGCTGCCTGGGGTGTTTATATTCATGGGCGTCTTCAGTTAATTGAGGAAGCCATTCGTGCAGGAAAACCAGATGCTGAAATAGTAGATGTACTCTTTGGTGAGAGTAGCATCAATGTGGCTAAACAGACCATTTCAGCAGCAAGAGCTTACATTGCGAGGGAGAATGATGAGTAGCTATGAAGAGTTATATGTTGCTCAAGTGCAGACCAAGGCAAGAGCATTCGCACATGTCTACAGCAAGTTACAGCAGCTGATTAAGGAGAGAACCAAAGCTGGTTACATTCATGGTTACTACCAGGAAGACTGTATACCAGGTGGTGACTATATATGGGGAACCGCTATTGAGCATGTCAGCGATACCATAAGGGTAAGCGTGAAAACTACGCCATACCCACCGAAAGGTAATCGTATGATGCAAATACACTTTGTAACCAAGCGTTAAGTAAAGCAGCTCCGCTGCTTGTGGTAATTAAACTAATTGAGGAATAAGCGATGACTACCAAGTTAGAACATCAGATGCAACTCGAACTGTTATTCAGCAAGAACCAACTCATGCCTCGTATGAGGAAAGAGTTCGAAGAATCAGAAGATATCGACTTTGTCGGTTTCTTCAAAAGCATTAATATCGACCCTAAGTTTGGTATAGATGCAATGGTGCAAATGGCTCTGCACAAACGAGCCGACCTACCTACCTTAGTAGGAAGCCTGTGGCATCACTATGACAATGCACAGGATGTAGCAGACGCCTTATTCAAGATGGCGTCAGAAGACTGCTTTGACTATGACCCTAAGATTGACAAGTTCATTGTCCGTTACGGCATCAGTCAGGATGTCCAAATGGAGCTGGAAGCATTCCAGTATCCATTGCCAATGGTGGTTCAGCCTAAAGCTGTTACCTGCAACCGTGATACTGGCTACTTAGTAAGTAAGGGCAGTATTATCCTGAAGAAGAACCATACGGAAGACGATGTGTGCTTAGACCACATCAACCGTATGAACGCTATCAAGCTATCCATCAACTGGGACGTAGCCAAGATGGTTAAGAATAGCTGGCGAAACCTGAATAAATGCAAAGAAGGTGAAACTCGTGAAGAGTATCAGAAACGAGTAAAAGCCTTTGAGAAGTATGACCGGACAGCTCATGAAGTAATGCAGCTGTTGACCCAAGAAGGAAATGAATTCCATCTGACGCACAAGTATGACAAACGTGGTCGTACTTACTCACAGGGCTATCACATCAACTATCAGGGTACTAGCTGGAACAAAGCCGTACTCGAATTCGCAGATAAGGAATATGTAAACGAATAGCAAACAGAAAATGTTCTACCCACTGGTAGCTAAAGAAGGTGGTATGGGCCTACTTACTGTAGGAGAAGACGGTACCTTACTCTACTCAGCTGTTGATGCTAAGACAGGTAATCCAGTAACTGTCGTGCTGTACTTCAACGAACAAACCAGTAGCACTCTGCTGTCAACTATCAGCGAGCTGGCTACTATTCAGAAGAAATACGCAGAGTCTCGCGTAGACAATGAACCGGCTGAAGATTCATTCCATGAGATGCTGGAAGCATTCAAACCATCCGGTAAACCTAACTAATTAATCCACTATGCAGGGTACCCAAGTGAAAAGAAAACTTTTAATTGGGCAGACTTTCGGGAGACTCACAGTAATAAAAGATACCATGCGTAACAACGGCAAAAGGAATATTCCACACGCCGTTGTTAAATGCTCGTGTGGTAACACTACAGAAGTAGTAGCATGGGCATTAACACGTGGTACGTCCCAGTCATGTGGGTGCTTACGCAAGGAAGCTACGGGTAAACGTTCCACATCCCACGGAGAAAGCAGAAGCAGGTTATACAAAATATGGGTTGGTATACGTTATCGCTGTAATAATGTTAATTCACCTGATTACGATTACTACGGTGGTCGAGGTATAAATGTTTGTGATGAGTGGAGCCTATATGAAACCTTTAGAGATTGGGCACTATCTAATGGGTATGGACCACACCTAACCATAGAGCGAGTTAATAACAACTCGGACTATTCCCCCTTTAATTGCATTTGGGCCAGTCGTAAAGAGCAGGCTAACAATAGACGCGAAAGGACAAAATAATGAAACTATTCTCTGGCCGTGAATACCTGAAAATTGATATCGCTAACAACTATGGTCTGGACAAGAAAGACTGGGATGAGCGTATTGCATGGTTCGACCGCAATGAGCACAACTTAGGTGCTCTCATCAAAGAAGCAGATGAACCAGCACTGTTCTATGCAGGTGTTAACGCATGGAAGGCTGTACAGGCCGGTGAGCCTATTGGCTATCCTATTGCACTGGACGCTACATCGTCTGGCTTGCAGATTCTGGCATGTCTGACGGGTGACCGTCAGGCTGCTGAACTGTGCAACGTAGTGAACTACTGCGAAGACGGTAAGCCTAAACGTCGTGACGGATATACGGTCATCTATAAGGCTATGCTCAGTGTACTGGGCGAGTCCGGGCGTATTAAACGTGACGACTGTAAGCAGGCAATCATGACCGCCCTTTATGGTTCAGAAGCAATGCCTAAGCAGGTATTCGGTGAAGGCATTTTACTCAAAGTGTTCGAGAACGTTATGAGTGAGAAGGCACCAGCAGTATGGGAACTCAACAAGTTCTGGCTGCAATGTGGCAACCCTGAAGCTACTGAATACCACTGGGTATTGCCAGACGGCTTCAACGTACATATCAAAGTAATGGTACCAGAAGTACAAACTGTACATTTCCTGAATAAACCGTATGACATTGTTCGTATGGTTCAGGGAGTGGAAGAGAAGACACGTATGCTGTCTGCTAATACCACTCACAGCCTGGATGGAATGGTAGTACGCGAACTGATTCGCCGCTGTAACTACGACCCAGACCTGGTGAAGTATGTTAAACAGCTGTGCTACGGAGTAAACGTAGACCAGGTGACTATAGAAGGCAATGCCGAGATGGTAGAGCAACTGTGGACCTATTATAAGGACACTGGTTATCTCTCTGCTCGCATCTTTGATTACCTGGATGCAGGTACCATTCACTTAGTTGACCGTACTACCATTATGGAACTTATTGAGTCACTGCCAGCTAAACCGTTTAAGGTACTGTCTGTGCATGACTGCTTCCGTTGCCTGCCCCAATATGGCAATGACCTGCGTCGTCAGTACAACATTCAGTTAGCTACAATTGCTAAGTCTGACTTGCTGTCATTCATCATGTCTCAGGTACTGGGTGAAAAGGTTACCATTGGTAAACTTGACCCAGACCTGTGGAAAGACATTGTAGATACCGAGTACGCACTATCTTAATAGACTCCAAACCTAGCCACTCCTTCGGGAGTGGCTTATTTTTTTGTTTGAATTCATAATAGCAAAGCAATATTGTCTAAGAGGATAGATACATGCCAACTTTATACGCTAGTTTAAAGCAAGAAACCGGTGAAGTAGATGTTAAGTTTACCAATGCAGTAGGAGAGGGATTCATTGCAATTGGTTCTTTTGTACACCCAGATGCTACCTACCCTGATAGCTATGTTATTTATCATGGGGTACGTGACTTGCTTTATAAACGCAAAGCCTCAGACCCAAGCCAAGTAGGATTCTGGCCGGATAACATCACGGATATGCAGAGCATTACTATTAAGGCAGAGGAACCAGTAGCAGTTACAGGTGTGACACTTAATAAGAGCACCAGCACAGGCCAAGTTGGTGGAAACGAAACGTTGGTTGCTACTGTAGCACCAACTGGAGCTACCGATAAAACAGTAGTGTGGAGCACCTCAGATGCTACTAAAGCCACAGTAGACCAAACCGGTAAAGTAGTACTGACTGGGGCAGGTACTGTAACCATTACTGCAACCACTAAAGATGGTGGCTATGCAGCAAGCTGTGTTTACACAGTGACGGAAGCTGCATAAACTAGTTTTATGGTTTTCTTGGGGTTATTAACCTCGCCATAAACAATCCTTATCTTTTGCCCACCCTTGCGGTGGGCATTTTTTTGGTTATTATGTAATTCTTTATACATCCACCAACCCATAACTAAGTAGGTATCTATGCGTAAGATTGCTTTAATCGGTTGTGGTGCAGTAATTGGCCTGTTGGCTCTGACTGCCCACTATGTAGTAGAACGTCTGTTCGGTTTTAACCTGCCAGACTTTACGGTATACATCGCTGCTGCGATTGCAGCCCCTGTATTCGGGGTAGTGCAGTTTGACCATAAGGCGTTTAGCCGAGCCTTCGCTGAAAAATCTAAGCTGGTCATTGACCGCCTAGGTTTCCGAACGTGTGGGGTCGGTTGTCTAAGCCGACCTAAATACATGTAAACAAACACTACATTCGCAAGTAAAAAACCCCGCACAATGGTGGGGTTTTTGTTTTTTTGGTTTTCATACTTTGGAGCAAAAACGTTGAAACTTACTAATTCTCAAACTGTTTTTCTTAAAATGGTTAAGTCAGGTACTGCACCACGTGCACTGTCTAACAAAACAGCCCGTGCTCTCAACAAGATGGGTTTGATTAAACCTAACGCTATGTACGGCTGGATTCTTACTACTGCTGGCTTGCAAGCAATTGGAGAGTTAAGCAATGCAGGAGAAAAACAGGCGTAAGACCCTGATAGATAGAATTCAGTCAAGAGTTAAGCTGCAAGACTTAGGGCACACCATCAATGGTCAACCCAGCCTGTGCCATATCTGGACTGGTTCTCATTCTGGTAATGGTCGTGGTGGGCAGTATGGTCGTATCTCAGTTAATGGAATTACATCTGCTACCCACATCGTGGTGTTTACCCACTATCACGGGTATATACCTTGCAAAATGCAGGTAGACCATCTGTGTAATAACCGACTGTGCTGTAACCCTGAACATCTGGAATTGGTAACACACCAGGAGAACCAGAAGAGAAGGGCTGCACGAATCAAAGGAACCAAGAAATGAAAGAAGATTGCTTTTTTGCTTTCGTAGCTGGTGGTGTAATTGGTGTGATAGTCATGGGTTTACTCATGTCTCATGTTGGGTCTAACTCCAAAGCCAAAGTTGATGCTCGTAAAGCTGAATGTGAGCTTAATATTCCACGTAACCAAAACTGTGTAATGCAGTTTGTACCAGAAAAGGTAAAACAATGAAATTATTCTTAGCATTACTCTCAATGCTCATCATTTCCCTCGCTGGCTTGTCTTGGGTTTTTAGCGAGCCTCAGAACATCATGCAGCAAATCTACTTTGCTGTTAAATGCTCAACTACCATGATTTGGATGTATACCATCCATTCCATCTGGATTCGTTACACTAACAGTAAAGGCAAATAAATGAAAAAGTTAGCTATTGCATCAGCAATCTTACTTGGTTCATTGGTTGGTTTTGTAGAAGCTAAACCATTGATTTGCACCATGAATACCGAAGGTTTCAAGGTTAACTTCAAAAGTGAGCCAGTAACTATTATTGATAATGGTAGTAACTGGGAAGCTTACTTCTCAGATGGCGACCACATGGTGACTACACCCAAACCAATGCTACCTGGTAAGAAAGACACCACTAACCTGTATTCCCACACTGAGTCTGAATTATTCAGTAAAGGTCGTGGTAAATTCAAAGGTTATTACGGTATTCGTTTCTTTGGGGACCCAAATAAAGTAGTAACTATTAAGTGCCCAACTGAAATCATCTAAACAAACAGAAACAGGAGAAGCAATTATGAGTCACGCAGATAAACGTACTCCAGTAACAGATGCCCTGGAAACCCTCGGTATGATTCACTTCAAGCCAGAAAAGCGTGATGCTATTCATCTGGCAGTAGAACCAGTAGTAGCCGCTTCTGATTTATTCATCGGTGAACGCATTGGTATTGTAAACGGTAAGGCTTACCGTACCGGAACCAAAATGTATACCAATGGGGTGGAATCCTACGTACCGTACCACGGTATTGTTGACCCGTTTCTGTCACGTGGCCCGAAGGTAGGTGATTCCTTCTGGTTCGTTATGGCTCCTCGTATGGTTCAATCCCTGCGTCATGTATGGGAACACCCAGACTTCCCGGCAGGTGAATAATGGAACGTTATACACCAGATAGCACCCATGATGCATTGGTCATTATGGGTAACCCAAGAGCACTCGCTTATCAGTGGATTGTCGAATACGCCAAGTATATCTCCCCTGAAGAGCGAACTGATGATGACGATGATGGTGGTTATTACAACACCACTCCTGTAAGTGCAGAGGAACTCATCGAAGCTGCTAATAGCCATCAAGATGGTGGTTGGGGTGATTATATCTGTCGTGGTGGAGAGTATGAAGGCTTTCAGCTTGACTCCACTTTCTGGGATAAATTCGCCATTGTCATGGGTATTGAACGTGAATCCGTAGAAGAACGTAGTTTCTTCACCTGTTCCTGTTAAGGGGTTTTAGATGTCTATTGAATCATTAGCCCGTTCCACGCCACGTCAGACACGTCGTATTGTGGAACGTTGCATCCGTTCGGGGGTTGTCCCGTATATCACCAGTTCACCTGGTATGGGTAAATCCTCTATCGTTAAGCAGATTGCCGAAGACTATGGTCTTATCCTTATTGACCACCGTCTATCCACATCTGCACCAGAAGACCTGTCAGGTCTTCCTCGTTTCCGTGATGACGGACGAGCAGAGTTTGCACCATTTGCAGACCTGTTCCCGTTAGAAGGAGACGAAGTACCAGAAGGTTATAACGGCTGGTTGCTGCTGCTGGACGAATTTCCTTCAGCAAGTAAGTCAGTACAAGCTGCTGCCTATAAGCTGATTTTGGACCGTATGACTGGTCAGAAGAAACTGCACCCTAACGTAGCTATCGTATGTGCCGGTAACTTACAGTCTGACCGTGCCATCGTTAACCCCATCGGCACAGCTCTGCAATCTCGTATGGTTCACATTGAGATGATGGTTGACTTCGATGAGTGGCTGGAAGACGTAGCAATCCCTGAGAAATGGGATGACCGTCTGATTGCTTACTTGTCAGCAAACCGTAGCCATCTGATGGACTTCGACCCGAACCACGAGAACAAAACGTTCTGCTGTCCTCGTACCTGGGGCTTCGTTAACTCTTTGCTGAAGACCGGATATAAAGGCCCAATCCCGGCAGAAGACACGCCAATGTATGGTGGTGCTATTACTACAGGTGTAGCAACGTCATTCGTTCAGTTCACTGCTGTCTATAAAGAGATGGTATCTCTTAAAGAAATTCTCCATGACCCAATGGAAGCAAAGCTGCCTACCAAGCCAGACCTTTGCTGGGCTACCATTACCAGCCTGTGTACTCAGATTGATAAGGGTAACTACGTGGAAATCTTTAAGTATATCAGCCGCTTTAAAGAGGTTACTTTCAAGATTCTCTTCTACCGTACTGTTATCAAGACGCTGCCTGAGATTGATGATACTCAGGAATATCGTGATGCAGCCATTCAGTTAGGCAAATACATTCATAGCTAAGAGGTGACCCATGTCGCAAGACCTTCAAAGGGAGTACGACAAAACTCAGGTTAACGCCTTCATTGGTAGTACTGCTGCTTTCTTTGGGGCTATCCTCTGCACTTTAAAAATGCGTTGGGATAGCAATATCCCAACTGCTGCTACTGATGGCGAAACCCTATTCTGGAATCCCGACTGGTTTCTTCAGTTACCGGTTAATACCAGAAAGACCGTGCTTATGCACGAGCTATGGCACGTAGCATTACTGCATGGACCTCGTCTAGGTAGTCGTGACCCTGAAATATGGAACCAGGCATGTGATATCTATATCAATAACATGCTTTCTGGACCGGAATATAAACGAGATAACTACTCGTTTGATGGTACAAAGCCCTGGCTTGACCCAGACTATGAAGGATGGGTTGAGGAGGACATTTACGACGACCTGGTTAAGAACCCGCAAAAGCAACCTAAAGGAAGCGGTGGTGGGGCATTTGGGCCTGGTAATTGTGGTGATATGCTTAAGCCAGCTTCGGCTGCTGTCAACGCAAACGTAGTCAACAATGTTGTTCGTGCTATGCATCAACAGAAGCTGTCAGGTGGAGCTGAACCAGGAAAGATGCCCGGTCGTACTGAAGAGGTAATTACCCAGTTCCTTAAACCAGTAGTTAAGTGGGAAGCTTTGTTAGAGCGTTTCTTCACTGAATTACTGGATGAGGATTACACCTGGGCAAGACCTAACAGACGCTATCAGGATATCTACTTACCATCTCGTTTTACTGATGATGGGCGTTTAGAGCACCTGGCCTATTTCCAGGATGTATCTGGTTCAATTCAAACCAAGGATTCTCTACGTTTTAACTCAGAACTTGCCTACGTATGGCGTAAGTATGCCCCTGAGAAAATGTCGATTATCCAGTTCGATACTGTCATTCACCAGATTGACGAGCTTAAAGAAGGTGACACATTCACTGAAATTAAGATTGTTGGTCGGGGTGGTACTAACCTAAGAGAAGTACGCGAGTGGATTATTAAACATAAACCCACGGCTGCTATTATCTTCTCTGACCTGGAAGTGACACCCATGGAAGAGCTACCATTCGATATTCCCATTATCTGGATATGTATTCGCAATCCGAGGGCTACTGTCCCGTTTGGTAAGCTGATTCATATCAACAACTGAGGAAAGTATGGTACGTAATTCCGGTAAACTGCTCTTTACTGAGATTGGGAAACCAATTGCAGATATGCATGCAGGTAAGAATGTGAACCCTGGTTCTGATACAACCTTTGGTTTAGGCGAAGCTGGTTATGACATCCGTATTAAACAGGATGTAACCTTCTATCGCTTATTCGGGTTGATACCAATGGTAAAAATCGTTGATGGGTCTTATGTAAGACACCATTTTGGAAAGTTTGCCTTGGCTTCAGCAATCGAAAGGTTTGATATGTCTAATGACCTGGTTGGTATTGTCCACGACAAGTCCACCTGGGCAAGACGTGCATTATCAGTGTTCAATACCGTGATAGAACCCGGATGGCAAGGGTATCTTACCCTTGAACTGGTCTATCACGGACGTAAGAAGTTACATATCCCGGCTGGTTCTGGTATTGCTCAGGTAATCTTTCATGAAACTGCTATGAGAGCTTCCTACCGTGGGCGTTATCAGAACCAAGCCAATCAACCAGTAGCTGCAAAGTCAGCAAATAAGGAATAACCATGTCTGTATTTACTACTAAGGTAAATGGTCAAAAAGTAACTGTTGTAGCCCAAAACGTCGCATTCGTGGCAGATGTTAGTGGTAACGCTGAGATTCACTTTACTAACGGTGCTATCCTGGGCACAGACGTCGGGTATGACTCTGTTCGCAAGAACGTAGCCAAATCTCTCGGCAAGCCTGCCGAAGACAAAGCAGAGTAAGTCCCTTATGCAGTCTACGCAACGTTGTAGGCTGCATTATGGAGGTTACTCCAACATTGCTTAGTCTCTTATCCAAGCCCACTTAACCGTGGGCTTTTTTATTTGGAGTAGCTGTATGACTTTACTAAAAGACCTTGCCACTTACGACCTAAACAAACTGGAGGCACTTTGGTCTGCTAGAATGTCTGGCAAAAGTACTTTAGTTGCTATATATGACTCCCTTGCTGAACTGAGAGTAGATTCTCGTTCACCATTAGAAACTAGGGTGGATGATATAATCAAAACATACTGGTCTTCAGAAGGGAGTAAGGCATTCCGTGCTATCTTAACTGCCCAGAAAACAAATCCGCGTACTAAGGACATATTCAGAAGTACAAGTACTCCTCATACGTTTCCTTGGTACCAAAGAAAGCGTAAGTACTGATGAATAGAATCCCGTTTTTTAAACCCCGTAAGAAAAAGAAACAGAACCTGTTTCATAAGCAACAAACAAAGGATACCCCGATGATTACAGCTACTATCCTTGCTGATAGCGTCTCTCCGCAAGGTGTTCGACTAACTACTATGGAGTTAGTTTATCCTCGCTTTATTCATAGCGAATTCATGACGCATCGTATGTTTAACCGTAATGCTTCCAGTAGCCGTGCTATTCCCACTACCCGTTTCATTGAGCAGGTACGTAGCAACCCAGTACGCCCTATTCACTGGGGTGAGAACCAGAAAGGAATGTCTGCTGAGAAGGAACTGAGTGAAGACGACAAGGTAGTAGCGGAAGTCATGTGGAACAGTGCTGCTGCTAGTGCTGCATTGTACGCTGATGAGCTACGTCGTATGCGTGTTCATAAGCAGGTAGTTAACCGCATCCTTGAGCCATTCATGCACATCAAGGTGGTTGTAACTGCTACTCAGTGGAACAACTTCTTTGGTCTTCGTATTCATCCAGATGCACAGCCTGAGATTCAGGAACTGGCTCGTAAGATGAAAGAAGCCTATGACAACTCTATGACTTTAGAGTTAAAACCTGGAGAATGGCACTTACCATATGTCACTGCTAAAGATACTGTTGATGCTTACAATTATTGCAAATATCAACGAGTTACTCGTGATGAACCAAATACTGAAGAAGTTAATGGGTTACTGATTAAAATCAGTGCTGCTCGCTGTGCTCGTGCTTCTTACAATAATTTCGAAGGTAAGCCTTCAGGTATTGAAGAAGACCTGGGACTATACGCTAAGTTGGTGGAAGACCAGCCTATCCATGCAAGTCCTACTGAGCACCAGGCTACCCCAATGAACAGAACTCATCCAAATGAGAACAGACCATTGGAACCATGGACTTGGGAAGAAGGAATCACCCACATGACGAAGGACCGTAAGCTGTACTCTGGTCCACTGCAAGGTTGGATTCAATATCGTAAGCTGATTCCTGGCGAATGCATTAACTGAACCATTTCTTTGTTTGGTTGGGCATAGACTCAATACACTCCGCTATTGACCCACTTAGGTGGGTCTTTTTTTGATTTCATTCTTTTGTTCGGGAGGACAAATGTCATATAAACCTAAGAAGTACCGCATCGTAGATCAGCCTGTCATTGGTTCTGCTACCGGGCAAGAGCAACAGAAGGGAGATATCGTGTATGAATACATTGGTTACGATTACGGTCTTGCTCGTGATGACTCTATTGCTACTGGTACTATACACACCTCAGTAACCATCGAAGCTGATGGTAGTGGTCCATTCTTCACAGTACCGGTTCATAATCTGGAGGAAATCCATGATTAATCCCATCGTAGCACACGCTAAGACAGGCGAGTTAGTACCACTATCAGAGGTAGGCTCTGTGGAAGATATTGCAGCCTGCCCTGCTAACATCGCTTCACTGTGCATGAGCATTGTTGAGCACAATCGTCGGTGGACGGAACCAACCGAGGCAATGACTCAGGCTGGTTTAGCTGAAGTCCAACGTATTCTGGATGAGTGGCACGATGAAGCCCCATATCTGAATATTGACGTGGAAGATGTTACTGATGACATGGCATCCGATATGGCTGTATTCGTAGTCCAAGCAATGGCAGGTAAACTAAATGGTTGAAGGTCAGCTATATCGCCACAAACAGAAAGGCTTTTACGTATTGCTTAAGCATAAAGCCTGGTTTCTTGGGGAAGTCCTTTGGATAGTTAAAACGAACTCCCCTAAATTAAAAGCAAGTGATGGCCAAATCTCAAGCCTTTCTATTAAACGGTCTTATGAGCTAATAGCCAATAATTACCAACCCAAATAACATTTACTGGAGAGTAAAATGCAAGTAGCTGATATTACAGAACTGGCCTCATCTGCAACGTTAGGTGCAGGCAAAGCACAACGTATGAGCATGGCAGAAGACCCAGCTCTGTATCTCACAATGATTATTAGCCTTTACCCTAACGTAAAGCTGGCATTCATTCGTGAGACCATCTGCAACCAATGGGATGCTCATATTGCTTCGGGGCGTACCGACACGCCTATCAAGATTACTATCGACCGTGACTTGATGCTGACCTTCCGTGACTTTGGTAACGGTATCCCAATTGAGAAGATGGATAGCACCTACAACACGTTGGGTGGCTCCACTAAGCGTCACAGTACGGCAGAAACTGGTGGATTCGGCTTAGGATGTAAATCCCCTATTGCTTACGCTGAGTCGTTCAAAGTAGTAACAATGCATAACGGAACCAAGGGAATCTATAACATGGTTCGTTCGTCTGTAGAGACGGACGGGTTCCCTGGACTGGTTCCAATTATGCAGCTTCCTACAGAAGAATCTGGTCTGGAAGTTAGTATTCAATTACGTAAAGAAGATGTAGCAGAGATTGTTGGCTACATCCGTTCTGTAGTTTACAACGGTAGTATGAAGTGTCGTTTCATCTGTGATGCTCCAGAACAGGAGTATGATGGCGTTTTACCAAGACTGGATATGTCATTTGAACCTGGTTCATATAATGTAGACAGTCAAAGCTGGTACCAACGTCACATGGGCAACCATGCTGTATTCATTCGTTACGGTAACGTTGTATACCCTGCACTGGAAACGCCTGCCACAGAGCGTGCCATTGGACTTATTAACAACTTCCTGAGCATCATTGGTCATCCTCGCATCCTGGTTCAGGCAAAACCATCCAGCCTTGCTGTAGCACCAAGTCGTGAAACCCTATCATCTCAGCAGATGACAGAGAACGGTATCACTGACCTAGTAGTAGGTCTAGTGGATAAACTGGAAGCTGATATCAAAGCACGCATTCCTGCTGCTATTCAGCAAATTATTGATGGAATTAAAAATGACAGTACGGATAATTTCGTAATCAAGGAGTATAAGGATTATATCTCTGATTACGTAACTGACAAAATGGTAAGAGGTTACATGAACGCTTCCTTATGGGAAAAGCAGCGTAATCATTGGACTCCTCAATTCCAAAATATGGAATTAGACCGTCATAGCGATATGGACGTATTTAGCGGTAATCCCAAGTTACGAGCTAAATTTCGTAAAGTACTGAAGCTGTGTAAGTACAACAACACAGGAAGAAAGTTGTTCCATAAGTTCTGTTACGATTATGGTATTAAACCATTACTCAGAGAATTAGCCAAACTGGGTCACCATAAAAATGTGCGTATACTTATACCAACTGCTGGTGGTTATTATACGTATAAGGAATCTTTCAATAGAGTATGTTTTTCTCATGGTATAGACGTGCTGTATCTAATGAAAAACAAGAAGGCTTTCATTAGTACCCGTGCTAACGATGTAGGTTACAGCATTAGCCACTATCCTCCCTTTGCTAAAGTGTTCAGCTATACGGGAGCTGCCTTCAATACTGCCATATGTATTGCTATTAAGGTAGGAACCAAGAAAGGTGAGGCTGAGGCTGTTGCTGAAAAGTTTATTAAGGCTGGCTGGGACACAGTTAACCTTGCTGAGAAGTTTGACTGGGACCCTGTTGTTAAAAGCAATCGTATGATTGCTGAACAAAAGCGTATTATTAAAGCTAAACTAGATGCTTTAACTCCAGAGCAGGTTAAGAAAAAGGATTCTCATCGCCCCAACCGTCTAATCTGCATTCGTGCAGTGAAGGAAGATAAATATATCAGTGGCGGTAATGCTCACCCTCACTATGGTGAACGTCACGTGGATGTAGCAAAGCCTGTTTATTACTGCATGGCTGACCACGTTAGTAACTGGAAAAAGTTAGTATCTGGTCTTACTCCTTATCATTTAATTCCGGAAGAGATTAAGGATGTTACCATTGTTTGTCGTAACAAAATTGAGATGAACAAAGCCATCAAATTAGGTGCTGTTCATATCGATGAGTGGACTAAAGCTAAGTTTCTGGAAGTAATCAAGTCTAAGGAATTTATCAAGTACGCCACTAAAGAACGTCGAATGATAATCCCATCCTTAAATATCCATTCCTCTGATATTAAGCTTATGCGTTTGTTGGGTATTAAGGTACCTGGGTATGACAAGTTAAAATTTAATCGTGAATACGAGCAGGTTTTGGATGTCATTGACGCGGGGTATCTAAATCCTACCATTCGTCAGTGGGTAAAAGACGGTGTTATTACGGAAGACGAGAAGGGTGCATTATACGATATGACTAATGGCATAGCATTTGTTAACCGTAAACTTTTCCGTACCTACTTTAAGTTTACTAACGAGGGTATGCTAGGTATCGGTTATGTCAATACTTCTGATTTGGTTAAAGCAATCAAAGCACATCCTGAGCTTATCCCAGCTATCCGTACCATCGTTAAACTGACCATCAAACAGAGACTGAACTCATGAACCAAAACATCGTAGTAATCGTGGCTCTATCCGTAGACAGCGAGCGACTCACCCTTTGGAAGACGGACGGTACTACCATCTATATTCCGCAAGGTGACACTCGCGTAGCAGCTGTTGTTGCGGAAGCCAAGGCTAAAGGACTAGCCCCAGGTAAGCCCGTTAGCGTAGATATCACTATGCACAATGCATCTAAGAAGGAATACGCAGATGCAGAACAAGGAACCAATGGATTGGTTCGCTTCTTCCGTGTAGCTAAGAAGAAACTCTCTGAGTTCTTTGCTGACGAAACGGAAGTAAAACCAGCTGCCCCAGTGGAAACTATTTTCCTAGGTAGCACTGCCACTATTGGTGCTAAGGCAATGGATACTTTCCTTGCTGTGCGTGACGCTACTCCTGCTGCTGAATCAGTAGAAGAGGTAGAGCACGTAAAAGGTGGTAGTAAAGCCTTGTGGATTACTGCCCATAACCCAGGAAATCGTGTGGGTGCTATTAAAGCCCTGCGTGAATTTGCAGGCATTGGGCTGAAAGAAGCTTCTGATAAGCTGAATGAGCCTTTGCCTATTCGCGTATCTATTCACCTGTCTGAAGACCAAGCTGTTCACTATGCTGGTCTGCTGGCTAAAGAAGGGGTAGTTACTACCATCCTCAATGTTGGTGATAACCCACCAGCTTTACCAGTAGCAGAATCCAATGCATCCAAACTGGATGCAGCAGAAGAGAAGTTAATGAAACTTGGTGGTATTTCAACTAACGAGAACAAGTTTCATGAGCCATTAGCTGAAGACGAAACCATTGTTGCTGTTGTCAACAACACAGTGGTACCTGGTGTTGAGGGTATTCAACGGCAGATTCGTCAGTCTGCAAAACTGAAAGACTTCCGTGGCTTCACCAAGTTCTTAGAGCGGCTGGCTCCTGTTATTAAGAACCGCCGTCACTCAGTGGAAGACCTGATGCAGTTCATGGAAACTGGTAACCTGCCTATTGCTGATGATGGTTCCATCGTCATCTTCAAACGCCTTAACCTTAAAGGCAGTCCTAAGCATGCCAAAGCCGAGCGTGTCTATGTTGACGTTCACTCCGGCAACATTGAACAGGCTGTTGGCTCTAAAGTGCAGGTGCGTGAAGACCTGGTAGACCAAAACCGTCGTCAAGACTGTTCACATGGTCTGCATGTGGCTACTCAGCAGTACATTACTAGCTTCAGCGGTAATGTGACCATCATTGGTAAAGTTGCACCAGAAGATGTTTTTGCTGTGCCTGAATACAGTAAAACTAAAATGCGTGTAGCTGCCTACCATATTGTGGAAGAGCTGCCTCCTGTTATTCGTGACCATGTAAACAGTGGCCGTCCTATCGATACCATCCCAGGTGGTGCAGAAATCCTTAACCGGGTTCTGTCAGGTAAACATCCTCAACCGAACCTGTTAGTTCATGTTGCGGGTCACCGTGGTACAAACCTTACCTACACAGTACTTAACGCTACTCTGGCTGAACCAGAAGTAGAAGTGGGTACTTATGTAGAGAAGCCTACCATCGACCTAGAAGAATCACTGGATGTGACCCCAAACACAGCACCAGTAGTAAAAGCTACTGATGTTAAACCCATCGAGAAGAAGAAATCCAATATGGAACTTGCTGACGAACTCTGGAATAAATTCCAGAATGCTGAAACCGCTACGGTAGCAGCAGAAGTAGCTGGCGAACTGATTGCCCTTAAAGGCAAGATGAAGAAACCTTGGTCTGCCTTGGGTCTTTCTTCCGATATGGTTCAACAGTTGGCTGATGCTCGCACCAAAATGCCAGTAGAACGCAAACCGGAACCAGTGAAGAAAGCTGTAGTTTCTGCACCGGCTAAGGGGAGCAAGCATGCAGATACCATTCGTGGTTATCTAAATGATGCTGGCATGACTGACTTCTCTAAGGCACATGCTATTCATGACCTGAAGCGTGCAGCTAAGAAGTCTTATGTAGCACTTGGTTTGACAGAAGATGAAGTAAAAGCTATTGACAAGCTGAAGCATCATCTGAAGTAACCTGTTCAAGTAGCCTCAGTTGAAATATACTGAGGCTATCTTAGAAGAGGAAACATACTATGTCTACTGTATACCGTGCTAACCGCAAAGCCCATGACGATGATATTATCCGAATGAACTCCATCGGATTGTCACTCGCTACTATTGCCAAAACTCTTGGCGTACACCCAACTACTGTAACTTTACGATTACGCTCTCTTAATATTGAACCTGCTGACACACGTCGCACGTTCATGGAGAACGTACTTGCACCAATGCCTACTCATGTAGCGGATTGGTTGGCAGACCAGTTAGGCCCCAAATACGAGATTCGTCAGTATGTACGAGACTTGTTAACAGAGGCTTACCAAAACCGTCATAATCTTAAGGGTACAGCTCATGAGCGATTCCTCAAACGATACGCTGGTACAGACTCAGAATTGGTTTCTGAAGGCAGTGCCGAGTCCAACTCATAAAAACATCACAACCCAGATTGGTTGTCACTTGGAAGAAGTAGCAGAAATGCTGACAATTCTGAAAAGTGACAACCCATTCCAGTCTATGGCTATCGCAGATACTATTGCATCATTGGTCTTATTATCAGACCGTCTTAAAGCTTACGGGGAAGATACTTACGTAAGGGAGGAAGACCGTGCAGAACTGCTTGATGCACTCTGTGACCAGATTGTAACAGCTACTGGCATCGGTACTTTTTTTGGTATGAACGTACCTGGGGCATTAACCGAAGTAAACCGCTCTAATTACTCTAAGTTCGTAGATGGAAATCCCATCTTCAATGAGAACCAGAAAGTAATGAAAGGTCCGGGTTACACTCCCCCAGCCTTAACCCCATTCATTTAACACTGCCCAAAAGGGTAGTCACATGTAGGAACTTAGATGAGTAACTCTACAAAACTGCCCTTAAACGCTGGGCAGACTGAAGCTGCTGAAGGCTTTTTTGAATTCTTGTTTGATAAGCATGAGAAGGAACTCAACATTAGTGGTGCAGGTGGCGTAGGTAAGACATTTACCATGGCTCACATGATTGATGAAATCATGCCTCGCTATCACAAGACCTGTCAGACTCTGGGCATTAAGTCAGAGTATGACGAGGTAGTAATGACAGCTACCACTAACAAGGCTGCTGAGGTACTGGCTCAAGCTACTGGACGACCTGCCAGCACCTATCATGCTTTCCAGGGACTGACTGTTAAGAACAACTTCTCTACTGGGGAAGCTGACTTAATCCCAGCTCGTAACTTCTCAATCAAACACAATAAAGTCATCTTTATTGATGAAGCCTCTATGATTGACCGTAAGTTGCGTAAGTTCATTCTGGAAGGTACACACAACAGTAAGATTGTTTATGTTGGTGACCATGCTCAGTTACTTCCGGTAAAAGAAGTAAGTTCACCTGTCTATGACAGCGGGATTAAAACCTTTTACTTAACTGAGCAGATGCGTACCACTATCCCAGAACTTCAGGCATTGCATAAACAGCTGCGTGACACTGTGGAAGGTAAGACTGGTTTCCTGCCCATTAAGTGTGTGCCAGGTGTTATTGACTGGGTAGACTCAGACGATATGCAACTGTTGCTGGAACAGCACTTCACTAACAAAACGAATAGCCGTATCGTGGCTTACACCAACGGTCAGGTAGTTAACTACAATACCTACGTTCGTGACCTGAATGGTCTGGCTGGTGAGTTTGTTGTTGGTGAGGAACTGGTGAGCAACTCAGCAGTTACTATCGGTAAATCCGACCGCTTGTCTATTGAGCAGGAAGTACGGATTACCGACCGGGAACCAAGAACTCGCGTGGTTCGTATCACTGATGATATTGAACTTGAGGTACGGGACTGCACCTTAGACACTGGTTACGGTGGCTACATTGAAGAGGTACCAATCCCCGTTGATTACGAGTATTTCAACAACCTGGTTAAGTTCTTTGGTAAACAGAAACGCTGGGACCTTTACTTTAAATTAAAGGAAACATACCCAGAGTTACGTGCAACACATGCGTGTACCGTACATAAATCCCAAGGTTCCACTTACGACACCGTGTTTATCGATGCAGGTGATTTATCTACTTGCCGTCAGCCGGATGTAGTAGCTCGTCTGCTTTACGTAGCTGTATCACGTGCTCGTAAGCGTGTTGTATTTTATGGCGACCTTGCTAAAAAGTATGGTGGCTTAATTAAGTAGGTGGCCCAATGGCTCAGATATCAGAAAAGAACATTCACGAAAATACTAATAGTAGTGCAATCGTTAAACACCTATTCCTTGCTGAATTAAAAAGACTGGATGATACCCTGGCTGAATTAGTACGGGAAAATGAAAACCTTCAGGGTGTATTTGATACCGTAGGTTTCCAATATCAAGGTGAGTTTTACAAGGTTAGTAATGCTAGTCGTATTCCACCATATGGCGAAAGACTGACATTGCATGATTCGTTAGTAGAACGTATGCAACGTTACCTGGACAGGTCTGGTCGATTGTTATGGGAATGCACCCAAGTCAACCAGATGGTGTTCAGACTGGTTCAAGGATGCACAACCAGACAAGATATTCGTGATGCTTTACCAGAATGCCTTGTAGCACAAGACAAGGATATGGGACTTCGGACATTTGAGCGTACAAGGCCAGCTGCTTACACACTTGATAATGATAAGCGAGCTATGAAGCAGTATGAGAAGATTTTACCAATCATCGAATACTACTCAGGGACTCATTTATTGTTCTAGGGGTGTACATGAAACATGTTGTATTCGACCAGTCGGGGGAATATCCAGTAGCTATACTGGTTCCCATGATAAGGGCAGATGAGATAGTCAAAGAGTATCTTGAACCATGGGACATTGATAAAGAGTCAGTAATCATACTCGACCTGCATCAAGCACCAGGTAAAAAGAAAACTCCTGTGAAGGAGATTAAGCAGTACATCGAAGATGAACTCATGCCCGTGTTTAAGCAATCCAAAACCAATTACGTCATCTGTGGTGACAGTGAATACTTCAAGGTGCTCACTAAGTCTGCCAAAGCTGAAGCGTCTTTGGGTTACGTAATGGATTGCCAGTATGACCCAGATATCAAAGTAGTCTACGTACCTAATTACAGACAGGTCTTCTATGACCCGCCTAAGATTAAGGCCAAAATTGCTCAGGGCATATCTGCATTGATGGACTACGTAACTGATAACTACGTAGAACCAGGCACAACAATCATTGAGTATGCTGATTATCCAAAGACACCAGAAGCTATTCAAGCCTGGCTTGATACGCTACTTGAGCAGCAAATACCATTAGCAATAGACATTGAAGCCTTTGACCTGAAGCACTATAACGCAGGCATTGGCACCATAACGATGTGCTGGAGTAAAACCCAGGGGATTGCATTCCCTGTGGACTACAAGCCCATTGAGGGAGCTACAGAGGCTCCATTTGGCGAGTATGTTCCTAACTTACTTGTTCGTACCATGCTTCGAGAGTTCTTCCAGAAGTATCTGGCGAGAACCATGTACCACAATATCTCATATGACGTTTACGTCATGATTTACGTGTTGTACATGACAGACCTGCTTGATACAGATGGTTTGCTGAATGGTATTGATGTACTACTGCGTAACTGGGATGACACCAAGTTAATTACCTACTTAGCTACCAATAGCTGTGCAGGTAACAAGCTAGGTTTGAAAGAGCAGGCTCAGGAGTATGCAGGTAACTATGCCCAGGATGATATTAAGGACATTCGCAGAATTCCTTTAGATACTCTGCTTGAGTACAACCTAGTGGATGGTTTATCCACCTGGTATACCTACGAAAAGCACTGGGATAACATGGTTGCTGACCAGCAGCTAGATATTTACAACAATATCTTTAAGCCTGCTACGGTAGACATTATCCAGATGCAACTTACCGGTATGCCCATGAATATGGAGACGGTAAAGAAAGTTGCAAAGGAAATGGAAGATGACCGCAGTGCAGCGCTGAAAACCATCAAAAACAGCCCAATAACTAAACAGTTTGACTTACTGGAAGGGCAAGCTTGGGTACTGGAAAAGAATGCTACTCTGAAGAAAAAGCGAGTAACACTTGCTGATTATAAGGACACATTCAATCCAAACTCAGGGCCACAGCTTCAACGACTGCTGTTTGATATGCTGGGCTTGCCTGTAATTGGTTTAACCAAGAACAAGCAACCAGAAACTGGTGGCGATACACTCAAGGACTTAAAGAACCATACAACAGATAAGGAAGTGTTAGCTTTCCTGGATGCGCTTATCGACTACAAGTCAGTGGATAAGATAATCACAGGCTTTATGCCAGCATTCCTTAATGCAAGACAAGGGCCAGATGGTTGGCACTATCTGTTCGGTAACCTAAATTTAGGAGGTACCGTATCAGGCAGGCTATCTGCATCAGACCCAAATTTGCAAACTATTCCGTCTGGTTCCAAGTATGCTAAGAAGATTAAATCCTGCTTCGAAGCACCACCAGGATGGATATTCTGTGGGTTAGACTTTGCATCCCTGGAAGACCGTATTTCTGCATTAACGACTAAAGACCCAGAGAAGCTGAAGGTGTATACCGATGGCTATGATGGTCACAGTCTCCGTGCTTTTGCTTACTTTGGTGAGCAGATGCCGGACATTATTAACACAGTAGAATCCATTAACTCCATCCAAACTACGTACAAGGCACTGCGTGGTGAGTCTAAAGCACCTACGTTCTTGCTCACCTATGGTGGTACTTATATGGGGCTGATGAAGAACTGTGGTTTCCCTGAAGCCAAAGCCAAGTTAACCGAGAAACGTTATCACGACCTGTACACAGTTAGTGACAATTGGGTTCAGGCAAAACTTGACCAGGCTGCTAAGGATGGTTATGTTACTGCCGCATTCGGGTTGAGAGTGCGTACCCCTTTACTGTACCAAGTACTACGTGGAACCAGTAAGACCCCTTATGAGGCAGAAGCCGAAGGTAGAACAGCAGGTAACGCATTAGGTCAGAGTTGGTGTTTGTTGAACAACCGAGCAGGCTCTGAGTTTATGAGCAAGGTTCGTAAAAGTGAGTATCGTTTAGATATTCGCCCTAGTATCCACATCCACGATGCTCAATACTTCATGATACGTGACAATATGGACACGGTTATGTATGTCAATGAGCACCTGGTTAAAGCTGTTCAGTGGCAGGACCATCCTGATATTGCTCATCCAGACGTTCATTTGGGTGGGGAACTATCCTTGTTTTATCCAACATGGGCTAATGAGATTGAAATTCCAAACTACGCTACGCCCGAACAAATCAACGATGTAATTCAAAAGGCATTTTCGTAATGAAAGTACTACTTATGGGTCCCAAAGCATGCGGTAAAACCCGTAATGCTGAAAAGATTGCCAAAGCTTTTAACTTGACTAGCGTAGTCGAGATGGAAGACCTGCGTCGTAACTATCCTTTGCAGGGTGATGGTTTGTTCGTATGTAACAAACTCCCAGCCAATGTGAAAGAAGAAGACTTTGACGTAGTAATCACAGTAAACACAGGTATTTAACATGACTGAACAAAAAGCTATGTACCACTGGTTAGTATCAGCTCAGGTAGTCTTTCAGAACAAAGACGCCTCTGATGGTGGTGTTGTAACCATCAACGCAGTACTGCTGACTGAGAAACCAGTCGTAAATGCCCAAGCTCTTGCACAGGCCCAACGAACAGTGACGGCTAACATGCAGGAACGATTCCAAGACCCAGATATGGGTATTGTCGATATCGTATTCCTTGCCTTTAACAACCTGGGCCTGATGACTCGTGAAGAGTTTAACCCGGACAACGCAGTAAAGCCTGCTAACGGATAACGTATGAACCAGGAATTAACTGGAGGTAAGGTTAATTACTACCTGGTTCAAGTGGAAGCTCCTCAACGTGAGGAGCAACCTCCTTACCAGGCAGAGTGTGAGGATATCATCCAAGCACTGGGTATGACCTTCGATGAAGGCTGCTTGTTCAAAGCCCTGTGGCGTAATGCCAATGCTCGTAAGAACAATGGCAAGCCCGGTCAATCTGCTAAGTATGACGCAGAGAAGATGGTGCACTACGCCGGTCGCATTCTTAAACAAGAGAGTCGACAAAACAATATTAGTACTGAACAAAAGCCTAAGATTATACCAAACATTACCTTAGTAACTGTTGTTTATAAAAATGGTGAGACTTGTACTAATTACGCCGGTTCTATTAACTGGAATAATGTAGTCAAGTGGGAGGTGGTAAATGAAAATAACCAATAACCACAACGTTTCGCTTCCATTGGCAGTATGGCTTATGCACGATGAGTATGACTACGTTAATGAGAAGAAGTACATCTCAGCGACTACTCTGCTTAAGCCACTTAAGCATATTGTCATGGCCCATCGTGTTGATAAGTCCAAGCTTTCTATGGATATTATGGACCTGGTTGCTACCTCTATGGGTAGTGGTTTACATGGTTCCATTGAGAAAGCCTGGTATGAGGGACACCAGCAGGCACTAACTAAGTTGGGTTATCCCAAGAAGGTTGTCGAGTCCGTAGTCATTAATCCAACTGAGGAAGACTTTGCTAAGAACCCGGATATCATCCCGGTTTACATTGAGCAACGTGCTACCAAGAAGATTGGTGGTTGGACTATTGGCGGTAAGTTCGACATTGTCACCGAAGGCTTACTACAGGATGTTAAGTCCACTTCGACTTACACCTGGACTAATGGTGGCCGTGATGATGAGCACCAGATGCAGGGTAGTATCTATCGTTGGTTGCACGATACCAAGATTACAGAAGATATTATCCGCATTAACTACATCTTCACAGACTGGCAAAAGGCACTCGCCAAACCTGAGTCAAGCTATCCTCAGCACCGTGTGATGCACAAGGACATCCCACTACTTTCTTATAAAGCAACGGAAGAGTGGATTAAGCGTAAGCTTGAGCTAATCGACCGTTATTGGGATGCACCGGAATCTGAGATTCCTGAGTGTACAGACGAAGAGCTGTGGAAGACTGACCCTGTTTATAAGTACTTCTCTGACGTAGAGAAGGCTAAGGAACCAGGGGCAAGAAGTACCAAGAATTTTACTGACCTGACTGATGCCAGAAGATTCATGGCAGATAAGGGTAAGGGGACAATTGTTGTTGTTCCTGGGGAAGTTAAACGCTGCAACTACTGCCCAGTAGCTACAATTTGCAAACAAAGAGAGAGATATATCTAATGATTGACCTTACTGGAGTCACTCATCATCCTGCTCTCGAAGAAATCGTAGACGTTCTGTGTAATAAAACACAGAACAACGACCGTGGTTTCTTCCGAGTGGAAGTGGCTTACTTCTTAGCAAAAATGGCATCCTGTATGGGTGCAACTATCGTCACTAAAGACCGTGGTGATATTCCTGTTAATATCTACGCTATGGCTCTGGCAACTTCTGGCTTCGGTAAGGGTCATTCTGTAAATATCATCGAAGATGGTTTCATGATGGGCTTCAAGAAGCGATTCATGGAAGACACTATGCCTACTATCGCAGAGAAGAACCTATGGAAAATTGCCAATGAGCGAGCAGCTCGTAATGGTACTGACCAGCAGGAAGAATTCGAAAAGGTAGAGGCAGAGTATCGCAGAGCAGGTGCTTACCCGTACACGTTTGACTCTGGTACACCACCAGCCGTTAAACAGTTACGACATAAGCTACTGATGGCTAACTGTGGTTCCATCAACCTTCAGATTGATGAAATTGGCTCTAACTTGCTTGCAAACCTGGACGTACTAACCCTATTCCTTGAGTTGTATGACCAGGGTAAGGTTAAACCTAAGCTGACCAAGAACACAGCTGAGAGCGTCCGTGGTGAAGACCTGGAAGGTAAGACACCTACTAACATGCTTTTGTTTGGTACCCCAAGCAAACTGTTAGATGGTGGGCAGATTGAAGATATGTACTATGCAATGCTCGACACGGGCTATGCTCGTCGTTGCTTGTTCGCATTTGGGCATATCGACAAGAAAGCATTCAACATGCTTACGCCGGAAGAAATCTATATCAACCTCACCAAAGCTAATAATAACCAGTTAGTGAACCAATGGGCTAATCACTTTACGTCACTAGCAGACCCTACCCATTTTGGGTGGAAGATGGCTGTCGAAGATGATGTGGGTATTGAACTCATTCGTTATAAGAGTGAGTGCGATAAAGCAGCAGATGCTATGGCTGACCACGAAGAGATTCGTAAAGCCGAGATGATGCACCGTTACTTTAAAGCCCTCAAGCTGGCTGGTGCATACGCATTTGTTGACCAAAGTCTCATCGTTGAAATGGAACACCTGAAGCAAGCAATCCTGCTTGTGGAAGAATCAGGTAAAGCTTTCCAAAGCATCCTCAACCGTGAAAAGGCTTATGTAAAACTGGCTAAGTACATTGCTTCTGTTGGTTCAGAGGTAACTCACGCAGACCTGCTGGAAGCCCTACCCTTCTATCCTAAAGGGAATGCAGCTCGTAATGAGATGGTCACTCTGGCAACAGCCTGGGGCTATAAGCAACACATCATTATCAAGAAAACCTATAACGAAGGTATTGAGTTCTATCGTGGGGAGACCCTGAAAGAAACTGATATCAACGAAATGGTTATTTCCTACAGTGATAACTGGGCTTATAACTACTCAGGCGAAAGGGTACCTTTTGACCAGCTTCACGTATTGACTCAGCACGAAGATATGCACTGGAGTAATCACCACTTCCGTAAAGAACATCGTGCAGAAGAGAACGTTATTGCTGGCTTCAACATGATTGTTATTGACGTGGACGGTACGATTAGTCGTGATATCTGCCATGAACTCATGAAAGAATATCGCTTTATGACGTATACCACTAAACGTCACACCGAAGAGGCAAACCGTTTCCGCCTCATACTTCCTATGAACTATTACCTGGAGTTAGACGGGGAAGAGTACAAGGAATTTATGAATAACGTTATGGCCTGGTTACCGTTTGAAACGGATGAATCAGCCAACCAGCGTGCTAAAAAGTGGATGTCTTGTTCTACTGGTACATATCACTACAACCTTGAAGCCCCACTTCTGGATGTACGTGACTTCATTCCTCGAACCAGTAAGAACGAAGCTTTCCATAATCACATGCAACAGGTGCAAAGCCTGGATAATCTCGAAAGATGGTTTGCTGGACGTATTGCAAATGGTAACCGTAACAACCACATGATTAAGTACGCCCTGGCTCTCGTAGACAGTGGCAAAGACTTCAATGAGGTTAGCACGTTAGTACATGCATTCAACAAGAAGCTGAGTAATCCACTCGATGCTGATGAGTTGAATAGCACTGTGTTGGTCACAGCAGCAAAACGTTATAGCTCCTAATCAGTAAAATTGCAGTCCTTTGTTTGGTTTAAGGGACTGCAATCAAATGAGGTAATCATGTCAGAAGAAATCCTTGCCAACGATATGAACACACAGCTTGTGTTAATTGTTGGTTACTCGGCAAGTGGCAAATCTGCCAGTCTGCGTAATATCCGTAACCAGGAACGTTGGTTATACCTGAACACGGAAGCAGGTAAACGTCTGCCTTTCCGTAACAAGTTCAATACTTACAACATCGAAGACCCTTACCAGATTTGGGAAGCATTCGATGTTGCATCTCCGGGTGGTGAAATGGAGAATGACGTCGATGGTATTATTATCGACTCAGCTACTTTCATGATGGATATGCTGGAATCCATGTATGTCCTTCCTTCTGCTAACACCCAAAAAGCCTGGGGTGACTTCGCTCAGTTCTTCAAAATCCTGTTACAGAATAAAGTCGTTAAGTTTGGCAAGCCTGTTCTTATCCTGGCTCACGTTAAAGACGAACTGGATGAGGCGGCTGGTGTCATTAAAGTAAGTGTGCCTGTTAAGGGTTCACTGAAGAACAATGGCATTGAAGCCTACTTCTCTACTGTAGTAGCAGCGAAACGTGTAGAACTCCGTGAGCTGGAGAAAATCAGTAATGGAATGTTAGAAATTACTGATGAAGAGCGTGAGTTAGGCTTTAAGCACGTATTCCAAACTCGTCTTACTAAGAAGACGATTGGTGAACGTTTACGCTCCCCTATGGGTATGTTCAGTAAAGAAGAGACTTACATCGATAACGATGCTCAAAAACTGCTGGACCACCTGGCTGAATACTACGCCGAGTAATTACTTGGTTGTAAAACACTTTTTAGAAATAAGAGAGAAAACATGTCTACTTTATTCGGTAAACTGAAAGACAAAGCAAGTAAAGCAGAAGCACCTGTTGACCGTGTTGGTGGTGGCTTTAAAGCCCAAGATACCGACATTTATATCGGTACCCTGAAAGTGGCCTATGCCGGACAGTCCGACAAAGGTGCAAACTTCGTTCAGGTAATTATCGAAGACCTGGTTAATGCAACCACGGGTGCTTCTGCTGGTACCCACCGCGAACAGCTGTACATTACCTCTGGTAATGACAAGGGTAACAGTCCAACCTATGAGAAGAACGGTAAAGAGTTCTTCCTGCCCGGCTATACCGTAGCGAACGATATCTTCGTTATGACTGCGGAAACTGAACTGCCGGATACTGTGTTCGAAGAGAAAGTGGTTAACATCTACGACTTTGAACAAAGTAAAGAGTTGCCCAAATCCGTCATGGTTCCTGTAGACGCTGTAGGCCAAAAAGTGGCTGTAGCTCTGAAGAAGAGCCAGGAATACAAACGTGTTAAGGGCAACGATGGTTACGTCGATTCTGACGAAATCAAAGAAGTGGTTAACATTGATAAAGTATTCCACCCGGACCTGAAACTGACCGTCCTGGAAGTTACTGAAGCACTGGCTGCTGACCGTGACCTGGCTGCCGAAGAGCCTGTATTCTGGAATGCATGGCTGGAAGCGAACCAGGGTAAAGTGGATACCCACAAGCTGAAGAAATCCGGCAATGCCGGTACTGCTGGTGCACCTCCAGCTGCTGCTAACCCTACTGCCGGGGCTGCTAAGAAATCCCTTTTCGGTAAGAAATAATGAAAATACCCGTGCTAGGTTGTGACCCCAGTTTTCGTAACTGGGGATTAGCACGGGGAATGCTGGACCTAAATACGGGCATCTTTACGGACGTAGAGTTACTACTTGTAGAAACCAAACCCGATGACACTAAGCAAGTACGTCAGAACAGCAAAGACATTGCTCGCTGCGTAGATATTACCTCTGGTGTTATAGACTGGTTCAAGTGGGCAACTGTAGTCTTTGTAGAGGTGCCCGTTGGTTCGCAGAGTGCCAATGGAATGAAATCATACGGTGTATGCGTTGGTATTCTGGGTGCATTCCGTGCAATGGGTATTCAGCTAATTGAAGTTAATCCTACCGAAAACAAGCTGGCCCTCACCGGTTGTAAGACAGCAAGTAAAGACTCAATGATTCAGGCAGCTCATTCATTTTACCCGGAAGCTAACTGGCTTCGTGATAGTAAAGGGAAGCTGCTTAATAAGAATGAGCACTTAGCTGATGCAATTGGCTCCATTCATGCAGGTGTAAATACACCAGCATTCCAGACAATTTTAAAGTTATACGAAAAGGTATAAGCAAATGCAGATTACACTGAACCAAGATGAAGTAAAACAGTGCGTACAGGACTACATTGACAACAATATCAGCTGTGCTGGTGACCTGGACATTGTTATCAACGAAGACGGTACTGTTACTGTTGGCATCAACGAAAAGGTGGGTACCGACCAGGTAGATGATACTCCACCCCTGGTAGAGAAAAAAACTCGTAAGCGTCGTGAAGCCAAGCATGTAATGGTTGAGAAAAAGGCTGAAGAGCCTGCTCCTGAACCAGCAGCACAGGGTGAAGCTGAAGTTGACCCTAACGACGAAATCCACGAAGAAGCTGTAGCTCAGGCTGAAGAAGCAGCAGCCGAGGAAGCATCTGAAGAGGCAGCTGTACAGGAGGAAGTTCAGGAAAAAGAAGTTGAACGTCCTGCATCTTCTAAGCCGTCTCTGTTCGCAAACCTGAAACGTTAATAGCTGGTAGGTGGCTCAGAAGCTGCTGCTATTTGTGGTAGTGTTCATAGTCATAATGCTATTGCTAATTAGGCTATTGGACGTGTCGGCTCCATACATAGCATTTATCATCACTGTAGTTATCCTATGGAAACTTAGTGATAAATCCGGTGGTGACAAGCCGCCAGACTAATAACAAACTGAACCAGTGCCCTTTACTACTCTCCGAAGGGCATTGGTTAACCTGGGTCAGACTAATGCAACCTGAAGAAAAGTTTACTGAGTACGTTGATGCTCTTGTAACTGTTGAATTAGCTTTAGCTATGGCAGTTAAGTATAGGGGACCAGTTAACAAGCCTGTTGCTCAGTGTGCTCGTTTAGTAGCAATGCGTTGTAAAGATTTAGCAAATCGTCAGCTCTTTCTTGGGGTTAGCAAAAGCGAGTGTCCCGGAGTGATGGTTAATATGATGCGTGTCACGTTTGACGAAATGATTAGCTCATAGTATAAGTAGCCCATGGTGAGTTAGCTAATTGGTGAAGCGGCTGACTGTTAATCAGTGACAGAGTGGTTCGAGTCCACTACTCACCGCCAATATCGGAGTTTAGCTCAGTTTGGTAGAGCACCTGGTTTGGGACCAGGGGGTCGTAGGTTCAAGTCCTGCAATTCCGACCAAATTTAGGAAGGTTGTCAGAGAGGCCGATTGTACCTGATTTGAAATCAGGAGGTGCAGAGATGCGCCCGAAGGTTCGAATCCTTCCCCTTCCACCAAATAATGAGAGTAGTATCAGTGTAAGTCTGGTACGTTAGTGCCCCTACGAGACAGGGGACACTCTCACCAAATTGGGGTATCGCCAAGTTGGTTAAGGCATCGGACTTTGATTCCGACATACGCAAGTTCAAATCTTGCTACCCCTGCCAAATTGCTTCATAGCTCAGTTGGTAGAGCGCAGGAGAGCTTCGAAAGAACAAGGTGCCTGTGGTCACTGGTTCAAATCCAGTTGAAGCAACCAAATTCCCCGTTAGGCTTAGTGGTAAGTGACCCATAGCAGGCATGTTATGATACAGGTTCGACTCCTGTACGGGGAGCCAACATCCTATCAATGAGTCCATTTGCTGGGGAGCTGGAAAAGCTTTCACCTTAACCAGTCGAGTGAGTGTACTCTTTGATAATTTTCGTGAGCGATTATGCGGTTTTTTAGAAACGAACCAATAACATAAATGCAAACGATGATGTTGTTCTGATGGCTGCTTAATTGCATAACCATTAGTCAGGGGTGAGTCGCCCTGATTATCAAACGACCATGGAGTGTCCCCGTCCGTGTATTAGAAACGGGGAACCAATCAATGGCATGTGATAGCTCAAATAGGTAGAGCGTGAGGCCACAGTGCTGAATGGTTTGTGGGTTCGATTCCCACCCATGCCTATAGTCCGGACGATATCTGAGAGACTTTAAAAACAGATGGAGCCAGGTGGAATCCCTGGCAATCAATTCCAGGATGACAGGATATGGTTGGGGAACGCGGGAGTATACTAGTCAATTCTGCGTAATAACCAGTCAGAGTCTTTGGTTGTTATAGTCAGGGTTCATGGCCTGGCTGGGAGGTTCGATTCCTCCCCCTGGAACCAATTCGAGGTAGTGCTATATGGTCTATGTCCTTTAACTAGGTTCATTGTAAATACAACCCATGTAGTACTCCCTCGAATTGGAAGTATTATGGGAGTAAGTCGTAACCATACGACGGCGTAAGTATCAGATGAGACCTCTGGACGCTTCCACCTTATTTGAGATGTAACAGTTAACTCCAGTTACCGGAAGTGCAATTCTAGATACGCTGCCAATGTGTAAACGGTAAGGCTGTACAGGACTCGGACTCCCATCCCAAACCTTATTATGAACCAGTAAAGAAACAAGTCTGTTATTTCCCATTAACTAATTAATAGTTGAGAGAGAAATCGCCCTGGGGAGGGTCGTCGATAACGCTATATCGTAGGACTCGCCGGTAAGAATCCAGCATGGTTCACCCATTATGGGTAGCCCGTACTAGTTATGGGACATGTCATAGACGTGTTGCAGCGTAAGGCTGCACTACTCACCCATTCAACGCAGCAACATAGCCCTGATTGCATAGCACTCTAAAGACAATACTGGTAAGGCAGTCCAGTAGCTGCTATCTTGCTACCATACCCCCGACAAGGTGTATGTATGGAGAAGGGAACTCCTTAAATCCCAAACCCCTCTCTTTGTAATAGGACTATCAATCCAGACCGTGCTGACGGGTCATAAAATATCAGCAGTTACATTGAGAGACTACAAGCCTCCCAGCTATGGGTAAATAGCACTAAGCCCCCCTATGTTGCGATAGGGGGGCTTTTTTATTCGAAAGCAATAACCCACTGAGGAATACCATGGACTTAGAACAAGAGATTCAAGATAAGGGTGCTAACGTAGCTCCCCGTATTACGCCTTCCCACATTGAAGACTGCATTGCCAGTGTTCACTTCTTCACAGCAGCAGATGGTGCGACAGCTGTTATGGGTGACAGCGATACCATTAGCAATGACAGTCTACAGTCGCTTGAGCTGCTAACCATTTGTGTACTGGTTCTGAAGAACGGATTTACTGTTGTTGGTAAGTCTGCCTGTGCATCCCCAGAGAACTTCAATGCTGACATTGGTAAAGATGTTGCCTGGCGTGATGCCAAAGAACAGATTTGGCCTCTTGAAGGATACCTGCTGAAGCAGAATCTGTACGAGCAGAAGCAGAGCCAGGATATGCTGAAAGGCTTCCTGGAAGACGACAACTGTGATGGTGGGGGCTGTAAGATATGATACAAACCACCTATTCCAGCAAGGATGGGTGGGAGTCTTTCATATCCTACAGAAACGTTGCTTGTTACAGGATGTGGGGACATGTTAAACCCACCAAAAAACAAATACGTAAGTTCATGAAACGCTTGCGCGTAAAGATTCAAAGGAACCAGTAATGGATACTAAAATCAACTTTCGCAACTACATTGGTACTAAAAGCTTATTAGCTTTCCCGATGACCAAAGGTGATTATTGCAAGCTTCGTAACTGGAACCTGCCGGATAATGAGGAACCAGAAGAGGCAGGGTATTTGGTTGAATACCCGGATTCACTATCCAATCACCCAGACTTCCGTGGTTACATCTCATGGTCACCAAAGGCTGTCTTTGAAGCCTCCTACAACAGCTACACAGAAGGTTGTACCTTTGGTCAGGCTATTGAGTTGCTTAAAGCAGGTCACCGAATGGCCCGTAAGGGTTGGAATGGGATTGGTATGTACATCACCTATGTACCTGCTGAAGAATGGGCGAGTAGTGCATTAGAGCGCCCATGGTCACATGACCTTAAGCCAATTCCCTGGATTGGTCTTAAGACTACAGCTGATACCTTTGTGCCTTGGTTAGCCTCTCAGTCTGACATTCTGGCAGAAGACTGGGTATTAGCAGAATAGGAACCATTATGAGCAAAGAGTTATTTCCGCATCAGCAACGCATTATAGAAGAACTTGATGAGCTGAAGACTAAGATTGAAAAACTTACTGTCTTCACCACTACTCCCTTGTTTGCTGAACTTTCTGCAAGTGACCGTAACCTACTTAGCACCCAACTGAGTGCTATGAAAACTTACGGCTATGTTCTTGAACTTCGTATTGCGAAGTTTTAAGGGGCAGTAATGGAAATCAATCCGGTTATTGGTTTTGCCAGTGTAAAGGTAGTAACCAAAAGGGGGTAAGTTTGTTAGTAAGCCTACCTACCTGCATCGCTTACCAGTAGGGGAGAGTGAAGACTCAATTGATATCAATAAGATTGAGAATGAGCTATTGGCTGGACTGCGTAAAGTAGTAGACCAGCATCCACCTACAGAGTACGAAAGTAACTTTGGTTATTACCTGGAATACACCAGAGCGAGCTACCCCAAATAAGAAAAGCCCCTCAATAGAGGGGCTTATTTTTTAATTTACCAGATTATGCCATGGGTTGAGGCTAGGTGCTCGTAAGCCCTGACCAAACCCGAAGGAGTAATCCAGTCTACCATCAGCCATCAGGCTAAACATGTTGTCCTGAATAGGCAGACCTACGTTACCAAACATGGTTGGAGCAGGAATCACGGCAGCAATCAGTGAGTGCACCGGGTTGTTACGAATCATGGATACTGCAACTTTAGCTGAACGAATCTTAAAGTTGTAGAACCACATCAGACCCATGCTCTCCATGTAACCACGGAAACGACCTGGCAGACGGTCATAGTTAACAAATTCTTCTGTAACACGACCGAGTGCTTCTGCTTTACCCATCTTCTTACGCTTAGTCAGGTCATCATAGATGATTGCCTTAGCGATGAAGTCAGAGTACTCAACAGTTTTCTGGATACCCTGGAACAGTGCAGTATCCTTAGTGATAAGTGCATACCGACCAGCAGTACGTAAACCTTTAGGCAGTTTGTTAGCCAGCTGGTCAATGTACTGGTGCAGCTTGCCTTCAGTAATGAGAATCTCATCACGACCAATACCAGAGTCAGCAATAGAAGAGAACTCACCACGTTCAATCAGAGGCCAAATCGACATACGCTTGTGACTGTCAGTAATAGACTGAATCTCAGCTTCAAGCTTACGTGACTGGTTCGGATTGGTAGAGGCACGTAACTCTGCTTCTGCTTCAATCTGACGGATACGGCTCTTAAGGTACTGGTTAATCTCACTGGTTTTACGAGGGAGGTTAACAGCAATATCCTTAACAGGTACACCACGACCAATCATCTGATAGATGTTAGCCAGGAAGTTAACAGCTGGAACCACCATAGACTTAACAACAATCAGAGTTTTAGCGCCTTTAACAGCACTCTGAATAGTGTTTTCAGCATTCATCATGTAACGATACGCTTTGTTACCGAATGCACCAATGAACATCTTCTTAACAGTATCCAGAGTTTCATCATTCCAACGGCTGTTACCAGTCCAAGCATCACCAACAGAAGCAGAACGATAACCGAATGCATCGTTCAGCATGTCACGGCGTACCCACAGTTGATTCTCACCAAAGAGGCTCTCAGCCTTTTTACGAGTCTCAAGGTTCATCAGCTTAACAGCATCAGACAAAACAGCATCGTTAGTCTGACCAAACACGTTAACGTATTGGGACTGGTTAGAAGAAGACTCTTTCAGGTCAGCTTCATACATGTCGTACAGACGGTCAATGAGTGCATCGTTATAAGCCTGTGCTTTAGCCTCTTCTACCTGACGACCACGCCACACACCAACCATCTTAGCGAAGTGGTTATCCTGGTTCAGATGCTTAAGCATTTCTGGGTTAACAGAACGCTCATACGCTACCACCATGCCCTTATCATCATAGATTGGTAACAGAGGCTCACCACCACGCTCACCACGTGCCATAGCCTTCTGGATGCGTTTTACAGTGTGCATATCTGTGATACGACCAGCTACCATAGTATTCATGGTGAAACCTGTTCCTACGTCTACTCCGTTAGCAGTGTCACGAACGTTTTGCAGGATACCCTGACTAAACGGAGCACGTGCAGCCACAGGACTGAAGTAGTAACCACGACTGGCTTTGTTAGTATCAGCAGAGGAACCAGAGTAAGTACCGACTCGAACGTAGGAGCGTTCGTTGAGTAACCCGAAGTCACCATCTTCAGCTACGATAAGGTTAACCCCTTGTTGCTGCATAGTAGGGATATAGCCTTTGTAACTATTCAGTTTGGTACGTGGGTCACTGTTAGATTTACGTACTTCTTCCACACGCTGACCTACCATGTAGGACAGAGAGAAATCCATACCTTCAACTTCGCTTTGAGCCAGTGAAGAAAGGATATCCCGGTCTGTCTTGTTCATGGTTTCCAGTGCATAAAGGGTAATCAGCTTATCCAGTGCAGCTACGTCTACAGTCGATTTAGCAGCAGTGCGTTCACCGAGTAAACGACTAATAGCGTATGCGTTACGGAGTAAGTTATTACCTACCACACCAGTAATCATGTACTTAGCTAGCTGCTTAGACTTACGTTCAATGAGTCCCCAGTTACGACCAGCTTGAGCAGACAGGCTTGCTTCCAGCTTATTGATTTCTGCATCAACAAGTTTGCTGTCAGACAGCAGGTCACGGATATCACCCATGCTCATGGTTTCGCGTAAAACAGCAAGGTCAGTTTTACCTAAACCAGTGTGCATTGCTCCCCACTCTTCTTTGTTGAGTTCACGACTAAACTTTTCAGCAACAATGGTTGGAAGATTTTCACGGAACTGTTGACGGTCTTGCTGAATCTGGGAACGAACAGCTTTAATCATGTCGTAAACGCTAGCATTGGTCTTAGTACGACCGACAATGTCGTTAACCAGGTCATGGAAAGGTTTCCATACTTTCCCTTGGTTCATAGCAGCCATTACACCCTGTGCAACCTTCTCACCGTTCTTTTCCGTAGCAACAGCAGCAACGAGCTGTGCAGCATGTGCAGTAGCTTTAACCAATGGGTTACTGGTATTAGCTGCCACATCACGAGCACGGTCCAGACTAGCATCAGCCAAACGCTCAACACCATCAATAACATACTGGTTAGCACGGTCAATCATACTGCCAGTAGGGTTAGCCACTGAGTCATAGAACGACTCACGGTTAAGAGAGGCTTCCGTGATACGGTTAGTCAGTGCATCAATACTTTCCTGAACGTTCTGAGACTTATTGTCACCAGCCAGACGAGTATTCAGGGATTCCATTGCCTGAGTACCAGCATTGGTCAGGATATTATCCAGAGTATTATTAAGCTTACGGTCAGCTTTAGGTACAGGCATCTTTTCCAGTACAGCACGGAACTCATCGTTAACCATAGCCAGACCCATGAACACAGGCAGCAGAGTAGAACGACCTTGCTTATCAGTACCAGCAATGTTGGTACCCAGCACAGTATTGAACTTCTCCTGTGCATAGTAACGGTCAGCCGGGTCAGTGCTATCTGGATTACTCATGAAGTCTTCAACCTTCAGGTTTTTAGACACATGAGCAAACAGCTCCTGAGCACGTGACATAGCTAACGAGTCAATCTGTGCTTCGGTAGCCATAGCTGCTACAACCATCTGGAACACTGACTGTTCTTGCATGGTCATAGGGAAACCATGAGCCTGTACAGAACGAGTCATGCTGGTAGCCAGCATCAGTGCATCTTGTACCTTACCTTTACGCTCAATCTGGTCAACAGGACTAACACGCAGGTAGTTAGTAACCAGGTTATCAAAGGTCTTATTCAGCTCAGTAAGACGGTCACTGTTACCGTAAGCAGTACTATGGAACAAAGTACCGTCAGTAGCAGTAGCCTGAGTTGTAGGCTGGCTACGCATAAGTACAGCACTGTTAAACAGCAGATTACTAAACATGTCATCTGCTACTTTTGGTGCAACCTTACGGCCCCAAATCAGTTTCTTAATTGCTGCATAAACGTCTTTAGCAATTCGAACCACGGAAAGGGTTGTCTTCTGTTTCATAGCCAGAGCACGGTTAGTCAGACCCCATGCCATGAACTCGTTAACAGCAGCAGCCTTGGCTAAACCTGGTTCTACAAAACCATTATTAAGATGCCCGTCAATGGTATGCATGGCATCTTCATAGGCATCACGTATTGCTGGATTTTCCTGTGACATATCCAGATTACGGAATTGCTCCATAAGTTGCTCAATGTTTTCCACAGCATCTTTAACAGTTGGGTCAGTATTCTCATTGTTATAATGAGCAAGTACCTTTTCAAACGTAGCAGCGTGAACCAGTTCATGAACCAGGGTTTCCATTGATGGGCTAACCAGATAAATGGTCTGGTCATCGAAGTTAGTCCAACCATGAATATCACCTTCCTGGGCAGCTTCCATTTCCTGGGAAGAAAGCTCAGTCAAGTTCTTCTCTTTGGCATACGCAGACAACTGGGCAGGCGTACCGTAAATGACTTTGTAGTCTTTTGCTAACAGAGACTTTTGAATCTCGCTAAGTACAGCAGACTGTTCAGTAGTCATCTTCATAGCTTTAGCCAGATTGCTAATAGCAGTATTGGACAGAATACGTACACCAGTCTTATGAGCACGACCTACAGTATCAAAGCCTACTTCTGGTTTAGCTTTAACAGGTTTAACAGCATCTTTACGTGACTGAAGTTCTTCGTCAAACAGACGGTTAAGTTCAGCTACTTGCTCATCAACAGTCATGTTACTCAGGTCAATCTTCCCTTGGTTCACATAAGGAGCACCAACAGCAGCCATCTGGTCAACAGTGGTCTGTACCCTATCCATTACCTTGTGACGAATATCTACACCCAGGGCAATGTTACGAAGGTTACGCTCGATTTGAGCACTAGCAGCCTGAATATCATCAATGGTTGCTTTCTCGCGTTCTGTGAATTCCAGAGCAGATGCTTTAATTGCATCAATGGCTTCCGGAGACAGTTCGTTAAAGTTAACGTTCTTCATGAACTTAGAGAAAGAGTCATAAACGTTTTTAATTGGGTTACCCTGCCAGGAGGTGTATACAGCCTCGTTAGCTTTACGGGAAGCATCCTCAATATCGTTCAGACCAATATTCATACCATCAAAGATTTTAAGAGTGTTCTTCGGAGCACCCTTCATGGTAGACAGGGTTTGCATCATCATCCCATCACCGGTACCAATGGTCATGAATGGGATACCAGCAACACCAGCCTGGGAAGGTGCATAAATGCTCATAGGTACACGCATACGGTCATCGAGGTTGGTAGCCAATACTTGGTTAGCCACTTCACTGTTTTCTGAGCCAGCAATGTAGAAAGTCTGGGAACCAGTCTCAATCATTGGGGCCAGATTGCTCAACGATGCCTGAATATCGTTAAGCTCCTTCTGAGTAAGGAAATCACCCTTCTTCCATGTTGGGTCTTTTTCTTTTTCCAGCAGCTTTGCTTGCACACGTTGTTTGAACAGGTCTTCCAGTACCACAGACTGAATTTGGGTAGCTTTCTGGAGTTGCTCAGTAGAGAACATCAGACCCTGCCCAACAGTCTGGCTAATACCTTCTCTCATTGGTTCAACGAAGAAGTGCAGCATGTTTTCCTGTAAGGCTTTAAGTTGCTCGCCTTGTACAGTGAATTTTTGTGGGTTAAGTTTACCCTTCATACCTGGACCTGCTTCTTCAATCTGAAGAACGTTCTTACGCTTAACAGGGATAGCAGAAGTAAGTGCATCCATATCAGCAAGGAAACGCTTAAGCATTTGCTCTGCGTGCTCCTCAGAAGCAGCCTGTTTACCAAACATAGCCATAGCAGCAGATACATCAGGATTGCTGGCACGTGCCTGTAGAACGTCAGACATACGCTCATAGATAGCATCAGTAATTGCACTAACCATCTTTCCTGCAATACCACGAGCACCAGAACCATAGATGGTAATGGTCAGTGGGTTCTTAGCAATACCACGTTTAAGCTCAAGGGTACCATCCTCACGCAGAGTAAGGTCAGGCAGGAACAAATCCATCAGAGAAGTCAGATGGTTCATCTGAGTACTGATAGAAGGGTTGTTGGCATAGCTATTACGCAGAGCAGTGAGAGATGCTTTCAGTGCATTAGTGGAGGCTTCATAAAGGTCTACGCTGTCATCAATAGAACGATGTTCGTTCATTGTCTT